CTTTATTTATGTTAGATTAGTTGTTCCATGCTTGCCTTAAACACAGTTCCGTTGTCCCATTTGTCTTTCTTGGTCTTCTTCACAACTGATTCATAGTAGTCAACAATCTCCGACCATTCAACAGGACGACGATTATGGTCCCAACACACGTTAATGTATCGAACATCAGGGATAATCGTGTCATGAAGATGTCCGTGAATATTAACGGCATATCGTGAACCAAGTTGTTGCGGATGAACAGGATAGTGTGAACAGATAGACATATGATGTCCAAACTCTCGGTATCCTTCCACAGTCTTGAATACACGAAGATATTCTTCCATATTACTACGAACATAGTCATGGTTGCCGATGATTAGGTGCTTGTTTCCATTGACCTTTTCCATCCAATGTAGATTCTTCACACCACCAAGGCAAACGTCACCAAGAACAAACAGGGTGTCATCTGGTTTAATATATTCGTTCATTGTGTTCACAATGTCCATATTCATATCCTCAAGGGATTGATATGGACGAGTCTCTGGACAATATGCCAGAATATTCTTGTGTTCAAAATGTAGGTCGCTTGTTAGCCATCTCTTATTCATCTGCATCCTCCTCATCAGGATAAGCATATTCAATATGTCCACATTCAGGACATTTCTCATCACCATAACCTAGTGATTCCATCATGGTGTCACATTCTGGGCATATCATATTTTATTACTCATAAAAGGTATAACATTGTATGAATGATTCAATCTCAAGTCTTTGGTCCGTAAAGAGGTTTTTACTAACATCATATCTAACCCAACCATCTCTAACATCTGTTACTAGTACAGGTTCAATATCGGTTCTAGGCCAAGGACTATCATCTTTTAATACCCATTTTTCATTAGGAAATGGTTTTCTCATAAATTTCTCCTACTGTACAATCTCACAATAAACATCTTCTGGCGAGTAAGTAATAACACCACTCTCAAATACGCGAGAGTAGTAATATTCAGAACCTCCCATCAGTGCATAATTTAATTCACTACACATACCTACCAAATCTTCGTCTTTGGTTTTATCAAAGGACCATTTTTCTGGGTCAAACGACTCACAAACTTTAGGATGATTTTTCATATACTCAAGCATAATGGGACTTGCTAGTTCATATTCATCATCCATCATATTACCAATACCACCAACGCCGTTATTACAACTAACAAAAATGGACTTACACATATCCAACACAGCAAGAGCAACATCTTTGTCGTTAAATGTCATAGATTGTGTGCGATAATTGTCAGCATCATTCTCCCAAGATGTTACCTCAAGGGTATAACCTTTCTTCAATACAAGTTTCTTATCGTTCATCAATTTTATCCCTCATACATTATAATCCTGTAAATTCATTTCGTAAACAGCATCCTCTACAACGTTAGTAATATCAACATCATATGTATCGGAAATAACCGTTACGATTTTAGAAAGTTTGATTTCTTCTTCGCGTTGTTCTGGCGTCAACGACTCATAGAAAGCTTCAGGAGAACTAATATCAATGTTCTCGTTTTCTGCCGCATCTTCGCCACCTATTCTCATATAGTAGGCGAGGTTCTCAATCGCTTGGGAATAACCCTTTAGTTCTTTTTTATCCATCAAATAACGACCTTTAAAAGTTCAACCACAACAGCTTCGTGTTGTTCAAGATATTCAATCATCGCATCTCTGGATTCTGGAAGATCTTGATATAGTTCGAATGGATTTCCATTCTGACCACCGAATACATACAAATCTTGTCCAGTTTGAACTACAGTGACATATTGATCACCATCGAGCTCGAACGATGCGCCAGCCTTGAAATTTGCACGTATGTAATTCTGTTCTCTGTTGAGTCCATCTGCTGGGTTTTCTGGTCCTTTTAATTGTTCAACATCTCGTTTTAGTTTGTTGTAGTTCTGTTCTAACAGATGGATACGGTCCAACAGGTCTTTTTCAGTATTACTAGGAACATTAACTCGTTTGCCGGCGAAATATTCCTTAGCACTTATAAGTTCTGCCTCTGTAAAATATTCAGATTCGCCTGTTCTGTCATTTCGTACACAATAATCATAACGTTCGAATGGTCCGGTGCCATCATTGACAATATGATCAATGGTGAAAAAGTCTTCATCGATGTCATAACTACTAAAAGCACCTAAGTCAGAATCAATAGCAAATTTTACAACATCTTTCTTTTTAAATTTCATAATAATCTCTTATAGATATGCAGGACCATAAGGACCAATTGAACCGAGGCCATTATCTTTGTCGAAAATGTTCCCTCTTGCGTGTTTAGCTGGTGCGCGCCACGATGCTGGCTTCAATACGTCACCATTAGTAGTATCGACAAACGCCCAAACAGACTCAGCATCACCTGTGACATAACAGGTCACAATCTTGGCATACTTTCGGCCACCGGCGATATAGATAGTTTTGTTCAGGTCAGGAAACTGTTCGTTCTTTCGGTCATTCTCGACCATAGTCTTACAAGACTCAAACCAAGATTTAAACGCAGCATCAAACTCTTTTGAAATAATCATTATGCAACCTCTTTCAGATAACCGTATGGCAAATCCATACAGTATTCAAAATAACCAGTCGTTTCACCCACAGCATTCTCGGCCTCTTTCAACCAAGAGATTGCGGTGTAACGGTCTCCGGCACCAGACTCAATGAGTTCTGATACCTTTGATTCAAAAACAGCCTTGGATTCTTCTTGACGGAGAATCTCCGCTTCTCCGTTCTCATCACAAACGAGTTGAAGATGATTAAACTCTTCCTCAAACTGTTCAACAGTCCAATCAGAAGTATCAACATGACGGGGACGGAAACCCATAGCGTCTTTATAAAAGTCGCTGTATATATCTCGATAATCTTCAAGTTTCATATCGTTCATATTAATTAATTTTCTCTACACGAAATACGATTTCCGCATGTTGCCCGGTATGTGATGTTTTACCATCAGACCATACCATTGGTTTATCATGAGGAGTGCCTGCGTAATGAGCAGTCTTCTTCATTTTACCGGTCATATCGAATACATGAACTGGGTCATCTAATTTAAGTTTCATATCGTTCATAATAACTCTCTAAAGTGAAGCAGGGTCAACAGGAACATCACAAAGCACAACATTCACATCGTAACTTTTCTTTGCTTTGAAAATCTCAGCAGCTTTGCACTGAGCAGAATAAATAGTCTCGGCCGACACTTCGATCTTTTTGTTCTTGTAAAACGCGATATATTCTCTCATGATTTCTCTCTCTCTTTTCTCAATCGGTACGGATCATTATACAGGTCTTGGTACCACCGTCAACCAGCTAACGTAAGTATTTGAAATGATTGTGCTTATAGACATATAAGCAGGACTTATCACTTAGGAGTAAGTTCGTGTAGATATGTGGCGTAACTCTCAGGATAGAAACGAGAACCCCATGCCATGATGTTACGGATATCGTCTTCCTCGGTGTTTCCGTTCTTGCAGACACCAATGTAGTGTTTGGTACCGCCGGTGACGACCTCCTGTACGGTGACGATGCCTACATTGTTGTACCACTTAACATCAACAAAGGTCATGCCGTTTAATCGAATTTCTTTCATTTTACTATCAATTCCTCTTCGGAGAACCACGCTGAGACTGTGCCTTGATAAGGCATATTCAGATTGGTCACCCACCATTTTTTGCTTGCGGGGTCGTAACCTCTGATTACACCCTCTTCGTTGTACTGGTCACCAATATACTTTTTAATAGTGACAGTCTTATGCATTAAACGTTTTTCTTCTTCCATTACGCACCTCCTTGGTGGCCGAGTTGACCATCTATTGCCCAACTCATATCACTACGTTCCTTTTCTGAAATCTGTAGTTCGGTTCGCAGACGGTCAATCTCATTCGCTGCAGCGACCATAGAAGTAACGGCCTCTATCATATCAAACGTTGAAGGAGAGTCACGGAGCGATAGTGCTTGGTCTCTTAGTTTTGCGGTATTCATATTAAGACTCCAGAAGACGATACAGATTATCTAGTTCGTTGTAGAGTTCTTCGAGTTCTGATTCGTTATCGGACTCTTGTGCCCAATAAATGCGTTCTTGTGCTTCATCGATTGCTGATTGTATATCCGACTTCTTCATAATTATGCCCCGAAATTCTTAATGTTGCCAGTGAGTTTCAAGTCTTTGATAAATTTTCGTTGTTTTATCTTCGAAAACAAAGACTTATCACAATCGAGAATAGTAATTGAAATAGTAGGTCGGCCAGTCCGAGTATCAAACCATTTATCACCGTTTAAAATAACAGTCTTTTCGGGAACAGTTTGCGCTACGAGCTCACGTAAAAAATTCGAACCCATGTTGTCAATAAAACAATTAATCGTCTTGTTCATCATTTCTCTCTCAACTCAATTTATACGTCCATTATACAGGAATCGGAGGCACCGTCAACCACTTTCGTCAATTAAATCAACGATTTAGCACTGAATGTTTCTATATGGGTATAAGCGAGGCTTATGAGTCGTGAGCTTCAACCACTAGGTCGATGTACATATCGTAGACGTATTCAGCAGATTCACCGTCAACCAGTTCTTCCGCAGAGTCTCCTTCGTACATATCACGAATCATAGAGTAACGTGACTCCAGTTCTTCAAAAGAATTGTAGGTAGTTGTGGTCGAACCCTCAACGTACTTTTCGTAGTGTGTAACAGTAAATTTCATAATATTTCTCCAATCTATACCACCATCCTATCAGCTGACGCTGGAGATGTCAAGAGTTTCTACGACCACCAGATGGTAGAGGTGTCTTTCGTCATAGGTATATTTGTTGTGATCCACTGCCATAGTTGCAGTTTGATTCTTGCTGAGGTTTCAGCCTTCTTTCCCGGTTTCTTGTAGACGAGATATTTGAAGTCTTTAATGATCGTCTTTCCTGAACCAGAACCTTTTCGGACTTCTGTTGAATCATCATCTTTCGACTTGCGATAATCCTTTGTATCATCTTTCTTGAAGAATATAGTATTCTGTTTGTTGTTTAGAATGACATAGATGCCGCCGTTAAGACCTTTTGGTAAATTTCCTTTGCCGATAATATCCCACATTGACTTTGCAGCACCTTCATGTGTATTAAGAAGTATATCATCAAGTACAACACGTTCTCTTTCTCTGTTCTGTTGTACAGCAATCTTATAATCAGTTAGAACCCATACAAGATGAATGTTCTCTGGTTTATAACCTTGTTCAATTAGTTGAGGCAAAACCTTATTCGCATATGATGGTCTCTTCAATGTTATATCAAACAGTATATTAGGAAGAGTCTCAGGGTTTGACATCTGCTGTATCATATTACCCATTGTCTTATTCTTCCAATCCATCTTAACAATAAAGTCATGTAATTTGCTTACATCTTTAGGATTCTTGAGGTTCAGGCCTTTCAATTCTGGATACTTGTTCTTCTCTTTGGCGATTTTTAGGAACAATCTCTTGACTTCATCAACATCACGTACCTTGTAGTCGTGAATGTTCATAAAGTTGGAAGAAGCAAACCCTTTACCTGAACCAGCACCGCCGGCAAGGAACACAACCTGACCGTAACGTTTGCCTTGATTTATTAATAATAACTTTTCGTCAAGTTGTTCAGGAGTTGTGATGTATTCTTCGAAACTATGCACTATTTAATTCCTTTTAGAACCTTTTCAAAATCAATGGCACCTTTACCAAGTAGAACACCTGCTTCGCCATGAATCCATTTGCCCATCTTGTTCTTCTTACTAACAACATATCCGTTGTCATCAAAAGCCACAGAAACCTTTTTGTTCTTCTTCATATAAACAGGTTCACCCATTACAAACTCTAGTTCCCATCCCTTTACATCGTATGCAACGGATAGTTTACTTTTGGCCTCATTTATACCAGATTTCTGATATTTCTTTATTGCTGATTGTGCAGCTGATTTTGTTTTGAAATATCCTGTACTGTGTCTTGCATTTGCGCCGAAATGTTCTTTTCCGTCTGTATGTAGATACCATAAACCATCATCATCTAAGGGAACAAAAATATCAGATCCATCAACTTTAACAACAAGTTTCTTTTTAGTCTTTAGTGGATTATTTTTCTCTCCGCCGCTGATGCCATCAAATTTGGCCTCGTTATACTGTTTGAATGATTTCATTTATTTGATACTCCTTTCCAAGATACCAAGCGCCATTACAATGCCAACAGGCATATTTGCTCCGTTCTTAATCTTTAGTGTTTTTGGTAATGACCCATCAGAATCAAAATATATTGATTTTCCTTTCGCCTTGAATTCTACCTCAAACAACTTTGAAGACTTTTTAACTATATTCACAATCTTGTATTTTCCTGGCGATACACTCAAACCGGGATGATTTTTCCCTACGAATAGGTATACAACATCCTCTTTAGTTTCAGCTTCTGATAGAAATTCTTTTACTGTTTTCATTTGTATGCCTTTACTATATCGTCAATTGTTTCATATGATGTCTGACCTTTCTTTGTTTTGTCTGTTACCCAAAACGAATCACTACCAGAGTCGAAAGCAAATGTCGCTACTTCTTTTCCATTCTTAACAATGGAGTGTACGTCATTATCATTAACAACAAGTTCTAGTTTACCTACCTTGATAGGTTTTCTTTTCCATTGTTGTTGATATTTGCCTTCGGCCAAGAATTCTTTAACTGTTTTCATCGTGATATCCTATGAAATGTAAGCGTTGAGTTCGTAGGTATTGTTGTTGGTACCACGATTATAGACTTGGAAATGAATCGCCTTGCGTTGTTCTTTACCATTCTTGTATAGAGTCAATGTGTACTTGTTTGTCTTACCTTTAGAAGGTTTACGTGGACCTAGACCAATTCTCTCAGCGGCTTCTTCATCGTCCATAGAGAACCCTTTACGTTGCACAAATCGTTCAACTTCTTGAACAGCGGACGTGAGACTATCATGATATAGACTATATTCGTCCTTTGCAGCCTCATTGAATGTTTTAAATGACTTCATTTCTTTTCTCTTTGTTTTTCTTTCCAATCATAGAATGACTTAATACTTTTAAGGGCATTGTATAAATCTTTGTATGTATTTATCTTATCCTTGGTAAACTTCTGAAACTTGTTACCACGGTCTATGTTATTCAAGACCCAACCAATATCAATCAAATAGTATTCTTTACCATCAAAGATTATTTCCATATCGTTAACAGATTTCAGAGTTTTCTGGTACGTCTTTGCGATAGTATTGATATCATCATCGGTATCTCTGAATCCGGATAACAGGTCGCTGTGGGATTTTGATTGATATGCAGAGAATTTGCCAGAGGGTACCAAGATGTAGACAGAACCAAACATACCCGCTTTGAGTTTGCTGCGGGTCGCGAAGTATGGATTCTTAACACCGAGTTGTTTAAGTAATTGTTTTGCGTTGTCATCAAGTGAGCCATAGAATCCCTCTCGTTCATTGGTAACCTTCATCATTCCGCCAGCGCCGGATGTAGAAAAACCCCTATATATAATAGAGGTTGTACCGAGTTTCTTTGAAGCATCAACTATCTCACCCATAAGGACACTATAGTCCATATTGTGTGAGTTGTATATCTTCTCAGAGATGTACTGTTTAAATTTTAACACTAGTAATATCTATCCTCTACAGCCTTCATTGCCTTTTTATAGGTTGTGAATGTTGTAGCCATACCAGGTTTCTTATTCTCGTTATCCCACACCATCCAATAAGTTCTTTTATCGTTTGGTTTATGCACACCTGTAGGGGAATCGCCGGATATGGTAATATCGAATCTACCATCAGGAGAATGATAAGAGTATATCTTTTGTGGTTTAGGAGAATGGACATTAGTGTACATGTGTTTGTACCACTTCTGTTCCCACTTCATCTTTTCATTGAGATGTTGTTTGAATGATTTCACTACAGAACGATTTCGTCATCGATGTATTTTAGTAGTTCTTTGATTTCTTTACCCTTGATCATATGAAAGCCAAGGATATCACCTTTCTTGTCTTTGATGGTGAACATTAGTGAACGGACAGTCGAGTTGACTTCCATTGTTGTATCTTTACCTTTGAACTTGACATCGTATGCCTCGTTCAAATATTCTTGAATTGTTTTACTCATAGATATACCCTTAATAGTTATATCTATTTATTTATTCAGTAATTTATCGATAGTCTTGGCATTTGCGCTGAAAGACTTTGCCTTATATAGGATCACGTTGCCGCCTTTCTTCTCAAAAGGGACAACACACTTGATACGGTCATCAACAAGAAGAGTGTCTTCCGAGGCCCATCTGGCCTTGTCATTACTCTTAGTCACGTAGTTGAATTTTGACACTAATTGTGGGAAGTGCTTCTTGAGCCACATTACTTTGTCAACCGATACATCTTTTGAGTTGAATTTGCCAACCGAGGTTAGAATCTCGATATTGACATCATATGTCTCAAGAAGTTTCACAAGTTTCTTAGCGTTCGGCATCAAAGGCAAGAAACGGAAGAAGTTGTCCTTTGCGAACCCCTCTTTGAAATCGTCACTCACCACATCGCCTTCCTTGAACGTACCATAAATGTTGTTATATCCGGCAACAAAGTCAGCCAGAACGCCGTCCATATCAAGGTACACAGTTTTAATTTTCGTCATTTGTTCTTGTTCTCACAGTTAAGTACCAATTATACAGGTATGACCAATGGAGTCAACCACTTAAGCACATAAGTTTTCTATATGGGTATAAGTTATATTTATACAGTACAAACAAAAATGCCCCCAATAAAGGGAGCATTTTAACTACAAGTTTTCTTCGATAATAGACAATTGGCCACAGGCAGCACCAGCATCAATCTCTGCTTGGGTGGCAATCGCCACAGCGTAGTCATATCCTTCTCCATCAAGTTGATTCTTGATGTGTTGTTCTACAGAATTTTCCATAGTTGTTCTCCTATACAAGGTTTTGTTGAGTTATAATTCCATCCGAGATGCCATTCTCTTCAGCAACATCGTTTGGGTTCACAGGACTAATCTTAATAAAGAACTCTTTGGGGTCAAAGTATTGCTTCATCTTGACAATATCAAAGTCCTCTTCTCTAAGCATAGTCATATTCAAGGTGGTCTTTAGTTTACTATCAGTTCTGACATCACCCATTTCAGAAACTTTCATCTTTTTACGATAAGGAATTAACCAATCACGATACTCTTCATCAAAGGAGTGTACACTGAATTGAAGGGTTACATTCTCTTTAATCCAACTAAAGTCGGCACCTTCGATACCAATAGTGCTGACATAGTGATGAACATTCTCAGCACCATATCGTTCATCGATGATATCGATTGCTTGTTTAACTGCCTCGATATTCAAGAAAGGTTCTCCCATGCGGGTATAGTTAATCTTGAACTCTTTAGCATCAGAAGGAATCTTACAGAAATTCTTATCCAAAACGAACTCGACTTGTCTGACAATCTCACCAGCGGTCAACATTCTCGATTTTCTGAGTTTGCCTGTGGCACAGAACTTGCATCGTACAGGACAACCGCTCATAGTAGAAACACCTACCATCCATCGTTCATCTCTTGAACCAAGGTCATAATCTTCCAAGGCGTTCTGATTCTTTCCTACAGCATCCTTTGTGTAGAAAGGTAGAAACGTATCGGTAACTTCGATAGGGTAACCCTGCTCATCCTTAAGCAGGTATACTTTACCGTTAGCGAATGACTTACTTGTACATTCTTCAAACATAATAATCTCCTATCGAACAGATACAGTAATGTCTTTCTTGCACTTCGGACAGTTAATGAAACTATATGTATCACTAGAACCGGTGTAATCCATTCTTGATTCCTTTGTAACATCATCTGGAGTATACTCCAATTTGATACCACAGTTATTACAAATGACTCTCTTGATAACACTATAGTCAGGTTTTTCGTCCACAATTACAACAGTCATACTATTCTCTCCTATTTGTTTGAATTTGCGCGAACTTCGTCAAAGTCATATTCACGAATCAGTTCACCATTACGGAATACTGTTTTCAGCTGGTCGCCTTCGGCACCAACGGAGTATGGAAGTGTTTGATACTTGCCATCGTTGAGGTTCAGAGAAAGAATACCTTTCTTAGATGCCTTACTCTGGTCACCAACAGGTGTCTTGAATACATCTCTCCATTCATCACCAACCTTGATAGCGGAACACTTCATAGCAAACTGTTGAGTATCACGGTCTACTTGTTGCAGAAGACCGCCACCCATACCAAAAGCAACGTTGTCGATAGAGAAACCATTCTCGATAACTGCATCAACAATCTGACCAAGAGAGGTAGGGTTGATACCATCGCCTTGAATAACGCGAACATTATCAAGCACCTTGTATCCTTTGTTGTTGATTTCTCCGCCGTATGATTTCCACAGCGATTTGAGAATGTCGATAACAACCTCAACAGGGTCACCACTATCAGGTCGAGCAACGAACATAGAACCAGATTGCAGAATCATTTCCTTCATTCTGTTTCCGATGATATTATCAACAGCGTTTCGGTCATTGTATGAATCAATAACACAAGCAATGATAGGGTATGTTCCACCATATTGTTCTACAAAGTTTCTGTATGCTTTCTCTTCGCCATCCTTACCCCATGAGGTAATGGTACTGTGTTCAGTCGCAGGGATAGAGAATCCAGCCATAGGTGCATTGTAGAATCTACGTCCTGCAATCAGAGCGGAGATAGTATCAGTGCCCATGAAGTTCACAAGGTGAGCAAGACCACCGATAGCGGCGCTCTCCATTGAACTAACACCGCGAGCACCAAAGTCGTGCAGTTTGAAGGCAAGACCTGCTTTCTCGATGTCATCAGAAGAGATGTCCATTGCGATAGAGATTTTGTTCTTCACAATCTTTGACTGTGTTGCTACAGTTGTTGGATACCAAATCGCACGTAGAATAGCAGTCTCAAAGTATGAGGTCACCCAGAAACATTTTGGGTCTGTATTCACAACGGTCGCAAGTACATTCTTGGTGTCAACAACAGTTCCTTCCGGTACTGCTTTGATTTCAAGAGGAATCTTACCATCAAGTTCATTGACGATATATTCCCAGCCTTCTCTGTTGAATGGAATGCCGTGTGCTTTGAACATCTCAGCGGCCTCTTCAATCATCCATGGTTTAATCTGAACAGACAGATATTGCTTGATGAACATCTGTAGTCCAAAGAATACAGTTTTATCGTATTCTCCACCACGACTCTCAACGTATGAGTAGATGTATTCTGTTCCTGGAGGATATTGAAGCCATTGTGATGGCTTGTAAGAATCGGTATCCGCTATTGGGTTGTAATTTTGTGTATTCATATCATAGTACCCCTATGTTATAGTTTAAAATAAAGACCGTCTATCAGTCTTTTTGGTTGTTGCCATAGTTCATGGTGATATTAACACCATCGGAGTCAACAAGTCTCCGTTCATACTTGGTTGTTATGTCGTGAATTTGTTGAATAGCAAAGGACATACCTACAGCATCAAATTCACATACTTCATTTTTAATAAACTGTTGTTCGCTCAGCATCTGTCTTTCAAGAGATTGTAAACGTTTAACAGTTTGTCGAATTAGAGAATCGGTATTCATATTGTTAATCATATCAGATACCTCCAGTCATTTTAATAATAATATCAGCATGGTCTTCGTATAGACGATTACGCATATTGAATACATCGTTCAATGGAGTCCACTTTGCCTTTTCTGCATCATCAGAACCAACAACCTTTGGAAGTTTTCCCGGCGGCAGTTCAATGAGATAAGCAGTTGTAATTGTACGACCTCTAAGTGAACGTTCAGGAGAATCAAACACTTGAGAAAACCTAATGTGTCCCTCAAGAACAGGTACAGGTACCTTGATCTTTGTTTCTTCTCTAAGTTCACGAATCATAGAATCTTGTAGTGTCTCATCCTGATTAACGAATCCGCCAGGAAGTGCCCATAGGCCTTTGCCGGGATTCGCCTTGCGTTTAACAAGTAGAATGTGACCCGATTGAATGACAACAGCATCGGTAGTAACGAATGTAGGTGCGTATGGTGCTTTAGACCAAGCTGACTTGTAAGACTGTATGAATTGTTGTTCTTCGCACAGATTTTTGTAGTCGTCTGTATCTTTGAATTTCTTTAGGAAAGAACGAACAGCACTTGGCAGTACGACAGAGATTGTACCGAATTCAAAATACTCGGTACGAATAGAGGTGGAATTCAGGTCATCTACATTTGGAAACTCATCTGTTGCCATTTCTGGAAACATATCAAGGTAGAATGAACTTTCATCTTTGTGGTGTCCAACAAGAACAACTTTACCGGTAGTATTCGTATCGATAACTTTACGAACGGCCGTCAGCCATTGTTGAATGTTGTATGAACGGTCTTCGATACCACGATAGGTGATACTTGGACGTTGAACAGACCCATCGAGCATCATAACTCGTTCGGCGTATGTGAAAGGATTTTTGAATGTACGCGGTTGGTTTGTTGAACCAATAAGGACTAAAACCTCATCAGCAACTTCACTTGCGTATTTGATTAGTTCGGCGTGTGCTTTGTGCGGTATCTGAAATCTACCGATCACCACAGCGGTGTTAAATTTTTTGTTCATTGGAAACCCTCCGTGAACGTGTTTGTGGTTGGGAAAGTCTATCTTTCCTAACTCTATTTATAGATCTTAGACTAAATGGCCTGGAATGTCAAGACATTTTAGTAAGTGCGACCATGGCGTGGTCTATCGGGGTCGTACATGCGATATTTCCAGTTCTTTCGAATCATTGGAGGTTCGGAATTGTCTGGTCTGCACACCCAACGACCTCTATCACAATCATAACCAGCATAACCGGTATATCTTCGTGTTAGATGGAAGTGCGAATTTTCGTGACGATATGTTGAAAATAGACAACCATATGTCTCATCGAAGATTCTCCAGTACCATAACTTACGTTTGAACTTCTTATGTGTGCGAACCCTCTTTGTTCTAGGTCCGTCATTACGCCAGTTATTGTTTGGTCTTGGACTGTTGTTCATCTTTCCACCCATCATATAGATATTCAAAAAGTTGTTTCGGCGAGAAACAAGGTTTATCAACATCTTCAACAAAGATGTTACCAGACTCATCGAGTTCAAATTTTAAATTATCAAACCAATTCATATTAATCGCCAGACTTCTTTGTTCCAAAACGGCGGCGTTTAGACAACATCGAATTTGTCAACGGAACACTTGTACCATCTTTGAAGATTGATACAGGCGCGCCGTCAATGAATCTTTCCATAGGATGTGTACACTCAGTACACAATAGTTCATCATCAGCTTCATCATATTTCCGAATGGACTCGGTTGTATGGTCACATTCTTCATTTGTACAGCGATAAGCATAAATTGGCATAATATTCCTCATTACCAGTATCCCCAAGAATTGTTGTCTTTGCAGTTCCACATAGAACATTGTTCGGGGTAGTCTTCAAAGTTAATCGCCTTATAGATTTCGTGACGGTCAACTCTTCTTCTTTTTCTATTTACAGAATTACGGAACCCTTTTGGAAGATTGTAACTGAACCACTTATCAGATCTCGTCTTATAACGGTATCTTCTTTCGTTTAGTTCTGTTTCGTCATCCCAAAGACCAGCATCGAACCAATATGAATAATATGATTCAAACGTTTCCGCACGTTTACGGTATGTACGCGACATAGATTTACTCCTTTGTAGTTATCTAATGTTGCATAATACTATCTCCTATTCTGTTGTTGTAGCGCTGCCATGATGAAAGTCACGACCCCTATAGAGGTCTTAGTCTTGCGACTCGGAGTAAAGGTCCTTTGTCTCTAACATCTCAGCTATTTCTAATTTGGTGCCCGGTATCGGATTCGAACCGCTGTCATCTGTCTTTAAAAGACAGCTGGAAAAGCAGGAATTCCTAACAAGGCGTATTTCTAATTTGGTGCCCAGTGGAAGAATCGAACTTCCGACAAATGCTTACAAGGCAATTGTTATACCACTTAACTAACCGGGCATATTTCTAAAACTTTTTCAAAATCTTTGATGGGTCAGCCTTATTCAGTTTGACCTCTTTCTCTTTCTTACCTTTTTCATCTATAACGTAACCGAACTCATCAAACAAAACAGATACATTGCCTTTGGTGTATCTTGCGCCGGTGTTGAAAACAGAAACTTTCCAACCTTTTACATCAGGCCATTTTGCTTCTGTTAATAAATCTTTTATTGTTTTCATCGGTATACCTAGTATCGTTTAAGTGTGATACTATTTATAGTTCTGTCCTAGGACATGGCACCGCGCGAGAGATGATACCCTCTTTATCTCCTTTAGAGTCATATACCTCTTTTGATACCTCTAAGAAATACTTTTTACCGATAGGCTTAACAAAGTATGATGTCTTTTTCTTTGATTCTTTCATTTTGTGTTCCTTATATAATCTTCTTATCTCTTTACAATCTAAACCCGGAAGTAGTCCAAATACACATACCGCAAGCCATGCCACAAGAACATAAAAAGCGGCAAATGCAATTACTGTTACGAGAGCTACTATTAAAAATTCAATCATTTCATATTCCTTACATCATAAAGCGCTGCTTCTATACGAGCTCGCATTTCTTCGCTTGGATTAACACCGTTTAACGTTGCCATATATGGAATATCATCCTTTATATCGTATAACAATTCAGACATTCTCTTATTATGGTCAACTACGCGCTGGTGATTTTCCATTAATTGGTATACAAGTTGGTCACGTTTAAAGAAATTTACAAACTTAATAAATCGCATCATTCTCTCACATATAAATCTTGTAATTGTTTGGTAACCATATCACCATAGGTCTCAATAGTCAACATATTGTTCATATTCCATCCGACCATAGAACCAAAGTCTTTTCCATACTCAACATAATTGCTGCGGTCCATCGGTTCCATTAATCTGGCATTTTCGTTATCATATCCCCTTAGAGGTACAACAACGAATAACAGAATATCAACATTCAAACATTTATTCAATTGATTCTGTTTAACAGTCAAAAGATTCTTCGTGTAGTATGGTACTTGAGTCTTCACCTCAACGTTGGTGACACCATTAATAATCAAGTCTTTCTGACTATCGTACATATCCTCAGAGAACATCACACCGGCGCCTTGACCATTATAGTAGTTGGCAACCAGACGTTCGCCTAGATTTCCCATACATTGATTCTTGTACATCGTTTCCCAATTCATTTTGTTTCCCATCCTAGTAGAATGGTAAGAAGTTTGTCTTGGGTATCATGAAATCCTGCTGGCCAATGGTCAAGTTTGCCGCGGCTATCGACAGGAAGTTCTTCTCCTCGGAATTTGATAACAATATCTTCACTAGATACTTTTCCCTGTTTCACCGCAGCACGAAAAGCATCAATGATAAGTCCGGTAGAGGTGACAATATTACAAGAACCATCCTCAATCCAGTCGTCAACAATCTTTACAACCATACCATCAGCAAAAGAGTCACCAATGGTGGCGTTATAATCTATAATATACTTCATTTTAAATACCTCAATATTACTTTTCGTTCAGCGGCCGGCCGACTTGTTTAAATCCTATGTCACCTTTTGCAGCGCGTTCAGCTTTCATGAACTTATTCATTTCTGTACTATGGACACTCCATACTTTATTTTTAAGCACCATTGGAATAGCATTTACTTCTGATGAATATTTACTAGTAAACTCTTCGTCATCGCTAACAGAACTGTATTCAATCCAGTAAGCATTAGTGTCAAATGTTCCTGTATCCAAGTAGTGTTGAAAATGGTTAAGCCATTTTTCTATTTCAAAATGACATCGGTACATCTCTACACCGAATAGTTTATCCCCTTTGATGTACTTGATTATTGTTTTGGACTTGTCATGAAAGAAGAATATTTTTGTTTCATTAAATCCGTTGAGTAACTTTACCCACACTTTTTCAAAAGCTTTAGGTCCATAATCCTTATTCATTATAAATCCTTATACCATTCTGTAATCATTTTTACCGGTAGCAGGAATTGTTTGTTTGATAAACATTATTTTTCTTCTACCTTAATGTTAGATTTTATAAGTGCCTTGTAAACAGATTTAGCAACTAAACCTTGATACATATCAGTGTGTCTTCCGCAGGCAGATTTTATTGTAAGAAATTCATTATCATATGTAATGAATGTTGGTTCGGTGTAATACTTTCCTATTACAATACCAAATACGTACCATACATCATTCTTGTGTGCGACATAAAACCACAAGGCAATTAGTCCAATTATGTGTAAGAGTAAAATCATAGCTGTACCGAAAATCTATCACGCATCTTTTCCATTGTCTCATCAGGTACGCCGTGTACAGATTTGCATCCGTGGCGATTCTCAACAATCATTGTAGTTACACGATAACCAAACTCTTCAGCAAATTTAAGATAAGGTTTCATTTCCTTATCGGTAGTGAATGTGTTATGAATCACAATATTCTTAATACCAACAAACATAGCGTTCTTGCATCGAACCTGACAATCTTGGTGAGCGTGATGCAATAGGCTAGCGTCAAACTCATATACACCATCACGGTAGAAGAAGTCATCAGCGGCCATTGCTGCAACGTCACGTAGAGCTGCTAGAGTTTCTGCCAAGGTGGTCTTTCCTGAACCAGGAAGACCACGAATCATATATAAATTTTTATCCATTTTTCTCGGATTCCTCTTTCATCATGTTCATGAGATTTCCCATGACTGTACCGAATACATCATCTTTATCATCTGGGTCGGTGACACCATCAAAGATCTTTTCTTTTAGTTGCTCTTGTTCTTCGATATGTTGATTGACTTCATCCATATCAATGTCAATAGAAACACCAACTGAATTAGGCATAGTAACGTTCACCACCATCATTCTCATAACCATCAACAAACTCAGGATAAGCAAAGTACAGATTGTAGGCAGAAAAACCACAACGTTCCTCAGAAACGAGCAAACCTTCGCCCCACATCAACTGTTTCCATTCAGGAACAGTGGCCGAAGAAACGTTCTCGACCAATGAGTAATCTTTTACTCGGTCTTTTTGAATCTCATAGAGATCCTCATAGAACTCACGGATATCGGAAGCTTGTAAATTAATTTCAGACATTTTATTGACCTTTAATTTTATCAAAAAGAGAAGTACCACATACATCTTTAAATAAGACGATGGTCGCAATTAAAACCACAAATATAACTGTATTCATTATGATGCCTCTTTAGGAGTATATTCATCAACTTTCTTGGAGTAGAATTCAATATATTCAGAATAATCTTTATAAGGTTGAGAATCAACATCGTAGTTTTCTCGCGCTTCGGTAAAGTATCTAACAGAGTGACGCAGTTCAGGAAGAAAAACAGAACCCTCAAGGATGCCATGATCTTTAGCAATAACATTAGAATCAAGTACAAAATAATTCCATTGGCCATCAATATAAAGATAGGCGAACTCACAACCATTATTCTTTACAGCACGTTCCAAGAAGTCACCTTCGGTCTTGAAATACTCTGCTGAATCAGAATTCGCGTGTTGGTCTTTAGGGGAACCAAGTTCCTTCAACGACTCAACGATTCCAGAGAAATAACCGTGTGACGCTAAGGCATATGCCTGATCACCGTTCCAGTTCTCTAGGAGAGTCATTCCAACGCCTGATAGATATCCGTCATAGTGACAGTAAGAACCAACGATTTCGTCAGAACCAACCACTTCCTTGTCGTATTTCGCGCCGATGTAACATGAAGTACCCATGATTATTCGTCCTCCGAGATAGTAACTACACCACCATACGCAAGGGAATACTCACCCTGCAAGTACATAGCATCAGTAAAATCATCGGTTTCATCGATAACTTCATCGTTCCAAACAAGTAAATAAGTCATAAATTCTCTCTCAATTCATCAATTTATGGTACCATTATACAGGTATGGGTACCACCGTCAAGCGTTATCGTAACTTATTGATATGAAAAGATTTTATGGGTGTATAAGCAGGGTTTATTTCTAGTCGTTAGATTCATTAAATACAACTCCCCAATACACACCCATTGTAGCGTATACAAGTATTAGGGTGCCGAGGTATTCAAACGTCCAGTAATCAGCACCGATATCGTGATACTGTTGGTATATGCTTAATGATATCGCGTTTAAGATGATGCCGACAAAGAGCAAACCAATAAATTTCAATTCTTTCATAATTTTCATAATTTTCATAACGTTACCTAGCAAATTTCTCTATCATCTTCAACCCACTCACAAAAATAGTTAATGTGATCTGGAGCTAACTTGTTGTGTTTTCTCAACCATTCATTAGCATCATCTTCATTAGCAAATTTGGTGAAGACTCCATTGAAATTGTGGACGAAACAACAAATGTCCCATCCACTATCATTTCGTTTAACGTGCCACATTACTCATCTTCTTCTGGCATAAGGTCAGAAAGAAACTGTTCATCTGTCGGTAGACATTCGAGGTCGTATTTCTTGAGTATCTTGATTGGACCATATTCATCAGAACCCATGGCGTCATCAGGAATATCTTTGGTTAACCATCGACCTTCTGTGATTACGTCTTCCTTCTTGGTGAAACCTTTATAGACCTCAAGGGTGTCATTATCAAGATTAATAAGATATGCCCATTCACAAAACAATCCTTCATAAGCGAATTCTAGGTCGAGAACAACATCAATCTTTCCTTCAAACTTGACAACCATATCAAGAATATCGGCACCACAATCACGATCCAACTGAGGATATCCATCCCGCCAGTCTTTTTCGTGATATTTGTTAATTTGTTCGATTTCGTCTCCGGTCAGACTATGTACAAGTTTTGATTGGTCTTTGAATGATGACAGGTCTACATTGCGTAGAAATTCAAGTACTTGTACTCCATTACCATCAGGATATCCATCCCACTGGCCATATTGTGAAACTTTTGTTTTTCCATCAACAACCACGATAGTTAGATTTCGTGTACCCACTTCTCTCTCCAATTCATCAATTTATAGTTCCATTATACAGGTGATTGTGGGAGTGTCAAGACTCCCACAAGCTATTGATATGAAAAGATTTTATTTGGTTATAAGCAGAACTTATTAGAAACCGGCGTCTTCCGATGCCACTATGAAGTCTTTCACGAAACCAGACCTAACTATATCATCTCGGTCGAATTCAACGATACCGAACGATTCCATTAGTTCCAATACCTGTTGGAGATTGCCCAAGGCGCATCTATCAGATTGTTTATGATGGTCGCTCTGTTTAGTATCACCACAAATGATATAGGAGGTGTTCTCCCCTGCTCTGGTCATTGTTGAACTGATTTCATCCCAAGTCATATTTTGGGCTTCATCCATTATAACAATAGAATCGTGTAGAGTAATACCACGTATGAATGATGTGGATATAAACTCTATATATTCCGACTTCTTCATGTTGTCGTAACTATTTCTGAACTCAAATAGTTCATCACATAGTCCACGATATGGTGCCTCGTACTGTTCTATCTTCTCATCAGCTGTACCCGGAAGAAAACCTATGTCTCTAACAGGAAGAGTTGAACGAACGATAACGACTTTTTTGTAGAGAGAATCTTGTCTGAAAACCTCTTGTAGTGCGAGGTATAGAGCGATGAAGGTCTTGCCCGTACCGGCGGACCCTTTTAGTAGAAGATTGTTGCCTTGGAAGAAATGCTGGAACGCATCTCGTTGGTGGTCTGTTTTTGGTCTAACATTTCCAATGTCTTTGACCGAGAATGTTTTTTTAAGTGAGCCGTCATTATAGGCTTGTTGAGTGTCTTGGTTATTTTGAATCTGTTCCAGTTCGCGTTGCTGACGAGCTTTGCGTGAAACTCTTTTTTTCTTCGTCATTCGGTAATCCTTATGTTATAGAAGATAAGGATATTTATGACCGAAGACGTTCCTATTTTAGTTTATATTACTCCTATTGTGGATATGTCTTCGCAAGAACCTTTTCAAAGTCCCACTTACCATCAACAAGTTTCATGTAATGTTTCGCGGCAATCTTATGGCCATATACCATTACGTGTGTTGCAATACCTCTTTCACACATCTCAGGAGTACTTAACCAGAAATCTTTACCAAGACACATCTGTTTGAATTCTTTCTTAGTCATGTAACCTTCGTCAACCAACATACTGTAGAAATATGGTTGTAGGTTTGTTTCAGAGTGACGATGCGCCTCTCCAATGTCTCCAGATTTGCCCCAATATACTGTCGAGTATGTATGGAACATTAATTCAGAAGATTCATAAACAACACGTTCATCACCCATAAGGAACATAATAGCACCAGCAGAGAATCCACACGAATCAAGAACAGTCATGGTCTTGCCGTTGAACATATCAGTGACCATGTTGTGATAAACTTTCAATTCGTTAACATATCCACCATTACTATTGATAGATAATTCAAGAGTATCAGCACTGTCTGTAGACTGACGGAGTTTATCGATGATAGCGTGTGTACCACGTCCATCTTCTCCAAAATCTCCTACATATAACTTGAAATGTTTTCTTGCGGGTATCATTCCAAATAGACCTTCTTCGCCTACAGGTACCTTCTGTTCAGGTACTTCCGTGACAACAAGAGTATGATACTTGCTATTGACAATATTATCATTCTGTTCTTCTTGTTTTTCTTGTTTTTGTTTTTTGCTCATCAAATCTCCTAATATGCTATTACAATAGCATGTTTCATGTTCATTTCATTAATAACGTGCCATTACAACAGCATGTTATCCAAATAGGTCTTCAAGTGTAGCTTCTTCTTTGTGTTTCAAATTCAGTGGGTCGAGAACAGTTCGAGCGGGGTCAAGAAACCCTTTTTCAAACATCAAATCACGATTAATATATTGTTCAAGGTCAAACTCATCAGGTAAGTGATTCTTAAATCCAATCACCTCTGAACCTATAGGGTTGGGAGATTTCAACTCGATAAACTTAATCTTGTCGCCATCAGAGATAGGTTCAATGGTATTTAGTCCAAGTTTTTTAATGAGTCTATTGTGAGCAAGGGCAGACTTAACATGTTTCGGTGCGCCCTTAATCGGCATACCGTTCTGGTCAGAGTATTTCTTAACGCCATTGATTCCTTTTGGTATTGCAATGTCATCAATAGATATATTATTCCACTCTTTGTTAAACTCCTCAATGTACTTGATAATAGTTTTATTATCGGACTCCATTACCAATTTATATAACTCTACAAGTTTTGGCCTGCTGAATGTATTTGTAGCAGAAGATTTCGCAGATAGTCCCATGTACTTCATCTTTGGTTTCTCATAACGAACACCCTCAGAGTCCCATACATTCAAAGCGTATCGTTTCTTGCCAGTCCAGAATCCCTTAGAGGCAATAACTTCTCTTTCCATTACCATCTTGTTTTCATATGCGTTCATATAGTCAGCAAGTTCATCATAGATATTTGAAATCTTTGGTTCAACAATCTTTTTCATAAAGCCATCAAGCGCATCGACAATTTTAATTTCATCATCGTTGTTCTTAAATGCGGTCTTCACAAGTTCATTGAGTGTGATGTATAGACTATCTGTGTCCGCTGCCACGATATAATCTTTACCTTCGGTCTTCAATATCTCATTAAAGAAAATGTTCAGTCTATCGCCAGCCCATCTGGTTGATAATTGTCCTGATAGGGTAACTGCCTCGGCATTTTGAATATTGAAATATCTAAAGTACGGTGCACCAAGGGCACCATAAAGAGAGTTCAGCAGTACCTTCTTTGCCAATTGGTTGTTGTTGAACTTTGAAATGTTCGCCTTACAATTTTTGACAAACTCTGCATCTGTCTTATCGCCTGCCTCAAGGATAGATTCCCAACGAAGCATCTCTTTCTTGTCTGCCTTACGAACTTTGTATAAACTCTCCATAAGTTCTGGGAACAATCCTTTCTTGTCTCTACGATAACATGCGCCGTTGGCAGCCATTGAAATGTTGTACTCTTTCAACAGGTCTATGTTCTTCTCTTTGTTGAGAATCTCCATAGGCATCATCTTGTTACCTTTTTCATCATTCATAAATTTGATTGATGCGATAAGTGCCTTGATTTCTTGTGGCAAATCATCAGAGGTAATTAATGTTTCTGGTGAAATGTTATACTGAATCAACAGGTGAGGATATAGGGAATTCAAATCGACAGAGACCAACCAATCATAGATATTAGGTATAGGTTCTTTTACATAACCTCCACCAAATGATTCTTTATGATAGTACTCTTTAGGAGGAACGATAATGTTTCTCTCAAGTAGAGTATAATGAATGATAGAGTCCCAAGTTTTTACAGTTGCAAACACATCATTGTGGTTAATCTTTGGATAGTATGATAGACTGTATACCAGTTCTATGAATTTATTCTTCTCTTCAATTCTTTGTACAAGTCTAACGTCTTTGATGTTATAGTCTATCCATGTTTGGAAGTTGGTCTTGTAGATTGTGTGAATAGAACCAAGGTCACTATAGTCCAGTTTCTTCTCACCAAGTTCATGGTTCGCTACAGAGTCAAGTGAATATGAATCTAATGTGGCGCGAGAGTAGTATTGGTACAGTTCGATGTAATCAAGTATCGATACACCGTAGATGTCGTAAGTGATGGTCTCTTTACCAAACTTGCCTTTGCTGTTCTTCTCTTGGATGATTCCCCAAGGAGATAATTTGTTTACAATCTTTTCACCAACGATCTTACGACCACGATTAATGATGTATGGTATATCGAAGTTGTTAATGTTCCAACCTGTGAACACCACATACTGTTTGGTATGGAAATGGTTGATGAAACGAATGAATAGGTCTGCTTCATCTTTACAATGGACATACTCAACATTGTCGTAGGTAATAAAATCTAGTTCAGTATCTTTTAGTTGCCACTCACCAAGACCCCACACGTAGTAGGTGTCATCAATGTTATCATATAGAGTGATGGCGTTTACTTCATAGTTCGCCTCGTCAGCGTAAGGGAATCCACCCTCAGAGGCGGTTTCGATATCGACATTAGCTACACGAATCTTTGAAGAGTCGAATTCAATTTCATCAGGATATTCTTCAGCAAGGTATTGTAGTACATAGTCCTGTTGTCCGTGAATACGGTAACCAGGAACATCTTTGTACGATTTCACAAAGTCAGTGGCATCAGACATAGAACCAAAATCAACAGGCGCGACATTCTCGCCTAAGAATCCTTTGTACTCGGATGGTTTGTCTGTCTCTACATACAGTGTTGGTTTATATGGATGCTTGTAATTTATAACCTCTCCGTTGTTATATTCTCTAACTAGGAGATTGCGACCATATCTTTTTACATTTAAGTAAAATCTACTCATTTATTGTTCTCATAATTTAAACCGATGGTACATTATATACCATCGGTTGGGTGTAGGTCAAGACTTATACAAACAGTTCTTCTAAACTTTGATTAAGTAATAACTCTTGTGAACTATAACTATATGGATCTTTATTAGAATCTCTGTCAAGATTTCCTAAAGGAGTCTTGCCCCACTTCATAATATATTCGGCGATTTGGCGAGACTCTTCATACATAACCCACGTCTTCATAAATCCGTCTTGATGCCAATCTGGATTAGGAACAATTAATGCTAACCATAAAGGTTTATCTGTTAATGTTCCATTTAACATATCTTCTCCATAACCATACATTTCAATAATACGATTATGCGATTCGGAACCGTTGTCACCAGTTGTTAGTGGTTTATGGTGCTGGGTCATCCTTTTATGTATATGGCTTCTAGGTCTTTGATTATGACCATGTTGTTTATCAATATAATGTCCAGCTGATTCACCTATATATACACACTCCTCAAATTCATAAGGATATTGATATGATTCGGGCATATTTTCATTAAATACTAATCCGTAACAACCACCATAAAAAGCAAGTTGGTCACAAAATTTGTGATAATCTGAAAATCTGCACCAATGTATTTTGTACGTTTCTAAATTCATAGATCCAGATCATACACTTTCTCAATCAGATCCTCAAGAGTTCCGTTGTTATCAATCATAATATCGTCCATGTGTCTTGCAATACCAACCTCAGAGGTATGTCCTGTGTCTCCTACTTCGTCTGGTACATCATCTCTATCAACGTGTATAATGGTGCCGTATTTACGTATCAAGTCTGCCTCGTTACAGTATCGAACATCTGGTATAACAATCAGACTCACCGGTGCGTATTGTTCATTCTCAGAAATTTCTTTAATGCGTTCGAACTCACACTCCGCTTTCTTAATCCAAAAATCTTCACCAAAATGACCACGCATACATTCTGTGCCGAATCGTTGCATGATTTGACGAATAGATAGTCCGTGTTCTGGTAAAATTAGTTCTCTATTACCACTATAGAACATTTGAATATTGATACCAAACAATTCTGAACAAGCCTTTTTTATTGGGTCTGCAAATGAATACTTGTGAGTGATGCCGCTCTGTTCGGCATATTTTGCCATTAACAAATCAGCGACAGTATCTTTTCCGCTTCTGGCTTTGCCAGATATTCCAACTACTTTCATTTTGAACTTTTTCTCCAATTAATAATACCGCGTATATTCATAAGCACTACCATAATCTCCATTGTAATCAAAGATGGAAGTTCTGACGCATATCCAAATTGGGTTGCAATGCCTACAACTAACCATGCCAAGGCACCGATTGTTCCGTAGATGTATGCTTGTAATACTTTGCCAGAACCTACTAACCAGTAAAACAATCCAAGGCCAGCAAATCCAACCCAACCTATCAAATCTAAAATTGGTAATTCGTTCATTTAAAACCTCCTTTTTTAAAATAGTACCACTCGGCCTGTAACCACTCAGCGATAAGATGAATCTTTTTGGTTGTGAACATTCTTCTCCAGAAATAACTACGAACAAATGTTATAACGGTAAAGATACTTGTGATGATAAGGGAGTCATCTATAGAAAGATAACCTTTTTCTATCAATGGAATGATTACGAATAACCATGTTGAATAAGCAAGTATAAAACCTGAACCAATGTTTAGAGAAGTCTCTATAGTTGATTCAAGTTTTGATTGTTCATACATATTCTATTTCAATACCACATAGTTCAGCAAATTCAATTTCGCCTTGCACACCAACACTTTCTTTCCAACCATCAAGACACAACACAATCATCTTAGAAGCGGTCGCTAACATTGCGCGATTATATCCACCCCAAAATTCAAAATCTTTTGGCAACTCTTCGTCAGCGGCAATTTCATGACAATGTACAATCGGAGAATATACAAATTGTCTATTTCTCAAACATTTTGCTGTGAACTTCTCTACCGCTTTAAATCTTGACAGAACAATATCGTCATCATCATGACTGTAAGGACTTGCTATGTATGTCCAACTCATTATCCGTTCTCTAAGATGGTACGTTCGGTATCGGTGTCTCGGTTAATAGCGTCTTCTGTAGTGAACTTGCCGGGGTATCTTGCGCGGAGTTTGTCGATGTTGATTTGTTTTGCGACTTCTGGATATGTTTCAAGTGAACGATACAACATTGCGAGATACCATTCCATATCACCAATCTCTTCGACCATGTTCACATCGTCCATCTTCTGATACATTTCGTGTGTTGGTGGATGTTCCATTGTCTTGAGTACTGCTTCGATCATTTCTACCGACTCGGTGAAGACACCAAGAACGCCGTGTAGAATATCAATGTCTACGTTATCAACGATAGAATTATTAAGTACAGTACCATCATCTCCGGTGGAGATGTTACAATGTTTTCCGTAATACAGACCTTTCTTGATTTTGTCAACCTCTTGGCCATACTTCACAGCATTCTCAAGAGTACCAATAATAGTCTGGTCATCAAAGATGCGGTGTAGTGACGATGCCGCGGTACGAGCAGATTGTTCCAAGTATTCAGTGTTATTCATTATATAGTTTTGCCTCAAGTTATTTCATAATTAAGAACCTATCGTATATTTCGGCTTTAGGTCCCAGTTCTTCTTGTCAGAATATTTTACTACTTTGACATTATATCTGGTTCTGTCGTGGTTGTCGAGACTATTTTCAATCTTTAATAGTCCCCATTCATTTAACATACGTGCTATGGTAGTTCTTCGTCCAATGTCTTCAACAGAGATGGTATGTTCGCCTTGAGGATAATCAAGGGCATATAACTCTTTGAAGTGGACAATAAAATAACGACCACGTTTATGTAATATATGACAGGATTGGTATAGAGACTTTGTTCTGTTGTTTGGTATGCCGATTCTGGTTAGTGTTTCCATAATCTTTAAGAAGTCGTCTTCCTTTTGAAGGGAGACCTCTAACATCATATCAATGTTCCAGTCTACAAATTCATCTTGTTCAAGAATATTACCATTCATATTAAGTTCCATCATTTTTGTTATTATAATATGGAACTTATTTATTAAATGTTACTTTTTACCACCTTTGTCCAGTCGTTTTTTCATATCTTTAATGTCTTCCTTTGTGTACAAGTCAACTACCATACTAGCAGCGCGCCTTGAGTAACCAAGAAACTCCATCACAACATCAATGTTCTCCTGTTTCTTAGGTTTGCCCCACTTAGCGAACCTCTTCTTCCTTTTGATACCATAGAAGTAGAAGTTGTATAAAGCGATAGGGTCAATGGCGCCAGCCTGATTCATCTCATTTGCCCATAGAATTGTGTCTGGGTATTGGGAGAATATACGGTTAATCATAAAGAGATTATTCTTTAGATTCTTTACACACTCTTCCGAATAACCCTCACTCTCTAAGATGTTTCTCTTGGTGAATGACAGGTCATTACCAAAATCAAATGGTGAGTATTTGTTCTTTTGTAGTTTCTTGTAGTTTTCGGCCCATTCTTCTTCATCGAATGTTTCTTCCTCTACAATCTCATCACCAAACAGGTCGAATTCAATCATCAATACCAAATCTCAACTTTAGTCCGCAATTTACCTCGGCATCACCGGTATTGAAATGACACATCGTTTGATAAGAATACAGATAGATAGAATTAACATCATCACCATCAAGAACTTTGTGAATAACATCAATTATTTGTTCAGTTATAAATTCATTATTATTCTGTTCTTCTAATATAGGAATTAATATTGTCTGTGCCGCTATCGGTTTATTATCAACAGACAGACAAACAGGACCATTCATAAAATATACATTCAATCCTTCCGATTCTGAAAGTATTTTATTTACCAATAATAAATCATCGGTTATAAGTTTATATTCGTTCATATTATTTCCACACCACGTTAGACATTATCTCTGTCAACATTGCAACAGTATTGATTTCTTGGTCAGCAACAAAGGCAGACTTGTATGAGTATTCATTCATGATAAGAATCGACTGTGGTACCGAAGACGGTTCCATAATAGAGACACCTTTCATATAGATGTAACGATTCAGTTCGGTCAAATCAGGTGAATTCTCAGACACCCACTTTCGCATATCTCCAAACTGATTACCTTTCAAGTAACTAATAAGGTCGTCATATGTCTCCGAGGTTTCATTAAAGATTGAACTACCAATTTCACCAGTAGTGGAGAATCGTTGAAGGTCGTTGATAATCTTTCTGTTGTCTGGAAAGTTTCGTTTGATAAACTCAGCAATAACACCGTTATCAAATTCAACATTCTCATTCTTCAAAATGAATTGAACACGTTTCATCAACTGCGCCATCATTAATGGAGCATCTTTTGCACCAACTTTAAACTCGATATTGGTTAAACGAGATTCGCGAAGAGGTGCAATAATCTTGTGTGGGTAGTTACAAGTCAGAATGAATCTGGCTGAACCCATAAGATTATCAAAGATGTTTCTAAGCGCAGGTTGTACAAACTGTGGATTCAGATAGTCGGCCTCATCGATGATGATGACCTTCATTGAGTTTGGATTATCAAGCGACATAGATGTAGCGAATGGCACCACCATGTTTCGTATGGCATCGATACCCGATTCGCTCGACTCAGAACCGTTGAGAATGATGTAGTCCCATCCTAACTCATTACACATCGCCTTGGCCATGGTTGTCTTACCGGTACCAGGACCGCCAGACAATAATAGATTAGGGAAGTCTCCGTCTTCAACGAACTTCCTGAACATCGTCTTTTGAGATTCAGGAAGTATAACATCATCAATGGAATTTGGACGATATTTCTCAATCCATATTTTATGCTTTTCATTGATTTCTTTCACGTATTACTCTCCAGAACCGAGTACAGAATCCCTTTCAATAGCAATGAAATATTCGATAACATCGTCCTTAGATTTAAGGAAGATAAGAGGTTTGCCGTCGGCAATAGAAAGAGTATAATCCTTGTCAGTCATAATCTTCAAGTTCTCAATCTTCAACTGCAACTCAAACTGAAAGCCAGCATCAACATCACCAAGATTCATTTCATAAGTTGAACCGTTCGGAACTTTCTTGTCGTAAACAATAACATCGATTGAACCATCATTGTTTTTGATTTGAATATCAGGTGCGCCAAGTACAGATGCAGCCTTCATGATACCAGAGATGTCATCTTTGGTCAGGTCGAATGATACATTGTAATCATCGATAACAAGGTCTTTGTCAGGATACGAAAGTAATTCTTTCTCGGTATATGCGTATTTGATTTTGCTGGTGCCGCCGTCAGAGATTACCGCATAGGTATCTTTGAGGTCGATTAGAGTGTTTGCCCCGTCTTTGTAGAAGTCCACAACAGATAGTAACTCATTGAGGTCATAGATGGGTAACTCGGATGGAATTGCTTCGTCAAGATTGGCCTTAGCGAAAATGTTCTTCTTGATTGTCCAGGTCTTAATCTCTTTGGTGTCACCAGGAGAGAAAAAGTTCCCGTTGATTGCTGCGAAGTTCTTTAAAATCGCTACTGTATCTTTACTTAGGTTCATATTTTATCCTTCATTATGTAAAATTGTTTAACCAGTATAACCTATATTGATGTCGGTGTCAATACATTTTATACGGTATCATATAAAAAAAGAGAAGACCGAAGTCTTCTCTTTAGAAACTGCGAGGTCCCGAAGGACCCCGTTGGTCAACCTTGCTTTAAATTGAGAGAGATGTCACAAGGTTGACAGTGTTTTTATTTAGCTTTGTTGGCGATAATGATACAAGAAGGATTATCTCCATAATCATCTTGCATTGCACAATTAGCAGCGATTGGGTCAACTCCATTCTCAACAATCATCGTGACCATCTTTGTATTGTAATCTTTCCAATATGATGTTCCATATCCGATTGTACCGAGAAACGCGGTCAACATAATAAACCAAAATCCCAACCAATAACCATTTTCATTCACTTCAATTTTCATACTATCTATATTTCCTTTGTTGTTCTCTCATTTGTTTAAATTATCGACACGGCCCTAATTGAGAGAGAGAGGGTAAGGACCGTGTCTATGTTATTTAGAAGTTAGGAGATTTCCATGGTTCGCCATTGTCACCAGCATCTTCATCTGGAACAGTAGCACTCTCAACATCATCAGAAGCAATTTTGTACCAATTCATCATTGTCTCGGCAACATCACTATCGAAACGATTCACAGCTTTCTGAACTGACTTGAGTTTATCATTAAAGATGGTGTAAGCAGTGATAATCATTACAAGACGGCGAGTAGTGATAACATCGTCCATATCAGAACCTTCAGCGAAGAAAGCAGTACGAATACTATCTGCCCAAGTAACAAGCGAGTCGATAAAATCAGTTGACTCGGTAGTTGGAGTCATTTTAGACTTGAGCACGTTACCAAGAATCTTCTTTTCTACAGACTTTGAAGGATATTCTTGTTCAATCCACAGTGGGAAACGTTCAAGGAATGCCTCATTCATAACACGAGCATTGACAAACTTACCTGTCGAGTCGCCTTGACCCTTGGTGTTCGCGGTAGCGATGATATTGAAACCTTCTTTAGGTTCGATATACTCGCCGGTCTTTTTGATGTAGTAACCAGAACCTTCCATGATTGATTGCATACACATCACAGCGTCACCGCCAAGGTCGACCTCATCAAGAACACAGATAGCGCCTTGTTTCATCGCCTCAATCACAGGACCATAGACAAACACAGTGTCGCCGTCAATCAAACGGAAACCACCAATCAGGTCGTCTTCATCAGTCTCAACAGTAAAGTTAACACGGACAAGAGGACGATTAAGTTTTGCGGCCGCTTGGGTGATACCCATAGTTTTACCATTACCAGATAGACCAGTAACAAAAATAGGGAAGAACTGTTTTGAGCGCATCACTTTGATGATATCTGAATACTCACCAAAAGGAACATACAGAGGATCTTTGTGGGGAACTACAATCTTATTAGAATTCTCTGCTTGACGCAGGGAAAGTGCGGGTTTCGCAGCTGCAACTGGTACAGGCGCCTCATTTGCAGCAGGGACAGTCGCAGGAGTCGCAGGAGTCGATGCGGCAGGCATAGAGACAACATTATCTACATCGCCGAAATTTCGGCGTCCCTTCTCGCCCTGAGCGTAAGGACCGTCAGCGCGGTCAATGATACAAGGCAGTGAAACGTTATTGTCGCGAGCGAACTGTTGAACCTCACCACGACCAAAATCGGTACGACCAGTAGCGCTGACGATCAAATCAACAAACTCTTGCTCTGTAACTCTTTGTTTAGACATAATTTCTTTTCTCTCTCAATCTCAATTTATGGTACCATTATACAGGTCTGGGTGCCTCGGTCAACCATTTTCGCAACTATTTTGTAAGTATTTGAAATGATTGTGCTTATTGGGTCATAAGCAGAACTAATGACCCTCTAAGCTGCGGTTGAAATGACCTCAACAACTTTCTTGACCAGATTCTTTGAAGAGTTTCCAGTCTGGAGTTGTTGCATAAGGAGTTGCTTGTATTTGTAAGAACCCTTTTTAACACCTTCAAGTTGGTCTTCAATATCAGCAGACTCATCTTCAAGACTAACGCCGTAAATGATGAACATCTCATCATAACCAATCGCGTTACCAGCGAGAACACCGCTTTTCTTGATGTTGCCCATTGTAACTTTCTCGGTAGTAGTATTGAAACACTTTTTGAAGTCTTGTGTATCTCTCTTAGTAGCAACAATGAAATAACCAATCAGGTTGATTTCAGGAACACGTTGCTTAAGAATTTCAAGGGCAACATGATAACGACTAAAGGTATCAACATAACGTTGGGTGTGTCCCCATCGGTCGCTTTTCACAATCTCTTTGTTAATATCTGAAATCTTGTAGGTCTTATTAGTATCAATGTCCACAACACTAGAAATGATATCATAAGAGTTAACATGTTCGGTAATATTCCAATCGTAACCAATCTTAGGACTAGTACCAGCACCGTCAGTCATTAACAGAAGTGATGGAATCTGTACATTGTATCTCTCGATAAAACGTTCAACGATAGAAATAGACATCATCGATGCTTGATAAAGAGGAGTACCACCAAGTTCATAGAAATCACTGTTAGCAAATTCATCTTTAGTAAGTACTTTTGTTTCGAAACCAAACATATAGAGTTGAAACAGTGCATCATTCCAATCTTTATTGTTCATCTCGGAAGAAAGAACTTGGGCTACTCTACCACGAACATAATTACCAGACATATGATAGAGACCTTTTTTACTAATCTCTTCATAACCTTCATCGATAGGTTCAACAGGCAATTCAGGAGTAGTGAAAGTATATGCCTCAAAAGGAATATTAACCTTTCTAGCAAATAACGCGGTAGTGATTACCTGTTTCATCATCTCTTGAATTTTGTCACGCATTGAAATAGAAGCATCAATCATCATAACGATACCGTGATTCTTGCCTTCTTTCACAGTCTCACGTTTCAGGAAAATGTTATCAGAAACTTTGTGGTTGTGAAGGCGAGTAACATCAAGCTTACCAGTCTTGTGAACTTTAGTACGACTACGAACATCGGCAGTCTTTGAACGTTCAAATTCATTAACCATTTGAGCGACAGTACTTTTAAGTGAAGATTTAAAAGGAACAAAAGCCTCAGAAAGACGATTGTATTCATCTTTAATATAAGTAATAGTGTAATCACTAATTTTATAATTTGAATCGATTTGTTCTTTGGTAGGAGCTGGGTGACCTTTAGAAGGACACCAGTTTGCATTGATAACATCTTTATATTCTACAATGTTACCAGAGGCAACAAATTCTTTATAAGAAGGAATTCGAGTATGAACAGTGAATCGTTTCGGTTCATTTGAATTTTCTTCAAAGTCAATCGCCTCATCAAAATTCTCATCGTATGATTCTTGAGACTCGCCAGTACCGATATCAACCGAACCTTCACGGCCATCATTTAACTCATCAGCCTTGTGTTCGTCTTCAAGTTCGTCTTCCTCAGACTCATCATCACTATCACCTTCGGTCTTATCAAGTTCAGACTCTTCATCGGTAGTTTCGTCTTCGGCATCAGAATCATCAACCTTTGCCGAATCATCGTCCTCATCAGGAGATTCATCATCGACAGAATCACCAGAATCATCCGAATCTGATTCACCGTCTTCACACTCATCAGAATCATCATCATCGACAGAATCACCAGAATCATCCGAATCATCTTCTTCATCATCAGTAGGAAAATCAGGCATTGATTGATTTTCTTCTGGTTCATCTGTATCAGAATCATCATCATCTTGAGAATCATCTTCTAACTGGTCGTCTTCGTTCTCTTCATCCTCAGCGCGCATTGGCTCTTGAGGTTGTTCTTGTTCTTTCTCTTTTTCGTATTGTTCAACAAACGCTTCACAAGTGTCTTCAAGATCATCCATAGTGTCCATGTTTTCAACTAACTTGATGAGTTCATTACCTGACTCAGGAAGTTTGATAGTTGACATAGGACCAACTTTGTAGTGAACATTGATCAGATCAAGGAGACCGTAATCAGCAACCATCTCAGGAGTACCGAACCAGTCATTGTCGAAAAGTTCTTTGTTAGTCTTGTATAAGAAAGACGCAGCACCCTTAAACTTCGCACGAATCTTTTTCTCAATTCGAACATCTTCAAGAATGTTACACAACATACGAGCATGTGGGAATCGTTTCTGAATTGAAGAACCAATCTCCATGTAACGATCTAGATCCGTATAAAGGGCATGACCAACTTCGTGAAGAATCATAGCAATCTGTGCATAGTCTTCAAAAAAGTCTTTAGTGTTAGGGATAGTAAGAACACGATTTAAAAGGTCGAAACTTGCTGTCTTACAATTCTTGCGAGTAACAGTAATGTTCTCCTCAGCAAGGATAGTCGCGAGCAAATCTAAATTCATTTTTGACATCTTTTTCTCTCTCAATCTCAATCAATATGGATCATTATACAGGTATTGGTACCACCGTCAACCACTAAAAGCACTATTTCGTAAGTATTTGAAATGATTGTGCTTATTAGCATATAAGCCAGACTTATGACAAGTCGATGTGATTGCAGTTATTGAACCATTCTTTTGCGACACGTTCAACGGCCTCGCGTGTAAGAGTCACAAATGAACGAATGTGGCCATCGGCAACATAAATCATTACCTCAATCTCAGCAGGCATCTCTTTGTAACCAGTATGGTCTACGACATTAACACTCACAAGTTCGCCCTTATCGGTGAACTGTACTATGATGTCATCGACAGAAGTTGAACGATAACCCTCTTTGGCACCCTTCACAACACCCTCATTCTCCCACCAAGGGCGAGAAATGGTATTGGTCTTCTCATAGACTTGTTCACAGTGGGTCGCCGTTACAAACGCGACAGGTTCACACAAGTCACCAAAGGCACTGTGAATTACGACATATTTACTCATTTTAGAACTCCTCTCAATCAATATGGATCATTATACAGGCATTGCACCTAATGACAACCATTATTTTCTGATTTAGCACTGAATGTTTCTATGGGCGCATAAGTCCAGTTTATGACTTAGAAATCAATATGTTACGCGAATAGTTCGGCCAGGGGATTAGTTGATTCTATACGGTCTTGGGAGATATTGAAATAGTCTTGGTCGAGTTCTATACCAATAAAATCTCTATCAAGATTCTTGGATGCGACTCCTGTTGTACCAGATCCCATAGTGAAATCAAGTACAGTTTCTCCCTCAAGAGTATATGTCTTGATCAAATATTCCATCAACGCGACAGGTTTTTGTGTTGGGTGCACTCTGTTCTTTGGGTCTTCCGCGGCAATCTTTATGATGTTTGTAGGCATTCTCGTTGTGTCTCCGCCTTTATAGTCTCTCTTATTTGTTCCATGCCATAGTACACCGTTAGAACTACCTTTAGCACTCTGGGTCGGTTTATGTCCTTCTGTCTTTATAGGATAATAGAAACTAGTTCCAGGATGCCACACGACCACATCTTCTGTTTTTCTTAGAGGCTGACGTTTAGCATGTAAAAAGTTTGTAGAGAAATTCTTTTCCCAAACCCAACAATATTTAAACATATCCATATTGGAAGAAATTAGTGTTGTTGTAAATGGTTGAGAAGCGGTCATAACAATAACACCACTGTCTTTAATAATACGTTTAAGTTGTTCCCACATCGGTTCCAATGGTATTATAGAATCCCATTTACACGCGGTAGTTCCGTACGGAGGGTCGGTAAGGACCATATCAATAGAATTGTCTGGTATGTTCTTCATAATGTCAAGACAATCGCCATTATATAACTTTATCACTTATACTCCCCTACAAACGTCATTTCTGTGAAGTTATTTTTTAACTCAAAACGTACGGTATTCTTAAACATCTCACCCATGTTATCATTATGAGAGATAACAAAGATGTTAGAGTCTTCGGCACTGCTGTTCAAGATACGCATCAGAGCATCAAATCCTTCTTGGTCGAGAGAACTATCTCCAATCTCATCAAAGATCAATAGATTGGTTGATGAACTATTCTTGAGTCTCGACACCTCTCTAAAGGTGAACAATATTGCCAAATCGATTCTCAGTTTTTGTCCTTCACTGAAATTACCATACGAGAACATATCTCTACCACGACTCTTTATGGTTTCATTAAATTGTTCATCGAAAATAAACTCAATATTGAAATCAAGTATATCTAGGTACTTCTGTATATACTTGTTAATGACAGGAATATAACTCTTAATGATTTTGGTTTTTATACCACCATCTTTCAACAGTTCAATAACTGTAGTATAATATCTCAATTCATCAGTCAGTTCATTCTTTGTCTTTCGAATACCATCAAGTTCCTTCTTGTCTATCGCTAATTGTTTTTCTGATTCAGAAGTATCAACTGTTTCTGATAATTCAATATTCTGTTTCTTGATGCTGGCAATAACACCTTCTAAAAGTTCTACACGATGGTCGATAGTTTTCATCTGGGAAACATAATCAGAAAATGAATCAATGATAGACTGTGCAACTTCTATATCGTTGTTAAACTCACCAAGTTTCTCCTCAGCCTTAACGATACCATTATCAAACTTGATTATCTTATCCTCGTTGTGGGATATGATACGGTGTTTATGGTCGTCTTCTACATTTTGTAGACAGGTAGGACAATCTGTTATATCATCAAAGAAATCAATCTCTTTTTGTGATTTGTTTCTATTGGTTTGAATTTGTCTTTTAAGAGAAGACAATTCATTTCCTTGTTTAACAAGTTTACCTAGGTTGGCCTTAGAACCCTCAAAGTCAATCTCTTTTGTTTTCGCATAGAGGTCAGACTTTTGTGTTTCAAGACCCAATAGGTCTACAGAATGTTTGGAGATTTCTTCTTCGTTCTTACCAATAACATTATCGTTATGGTCATTTAATTCTTCAATCTTAGAAGCAGTAACCTCAACCCTTGTATCAAGTTGATTAATCTTTGATGTAAGGTCACCAATATCTTCACGCATTGATACAACACGTTTCTTTGCCAGTTCTGACATAATGGTGAAGTATTGAATATCAAGTAGGTCCTCGATTACATCTCTACGGTCCTTTGCAGACAGACGCATAAAGGGAACGTATGCAGTAGAACCAAGAATAACAATTTGTTTGAAAGTCTTTGAAGTCATCTTCAAAATGTTTGTTTCTAGGAACTTTTGATAGTCCTTGATGTTGGCATCTTGTTCTTTTTTTGTGCCATTAATCCATATCTGAAATATGTTTGGTTTCAGGCCTCGAACAACTTTGTATTCATTTTTGCCGATTGAGAACTCAACCTCAACAACCAATTTCTTCTGATTGAGGGAGTTAATCATTTGAGCAAGAACTAATCCTTTAGAGAACACCTTACCATATAGAGCATAGTAAAGAGCGATGTAGTTTTGTGACTTACCATGGCCGTTCTTACCTGTTAGTAGTGTCTTATCGAATCTGTCAAGGTATAATTCGATTGGAGTATTACCAACCGACATAAAATTTTTATATTTTAAGATCTTAAAGTGGATCATTAGTTATGGTATAGTCCAAGTTCTTTCTTTAAATCGTTAGGTGTCATTGAGTAATAGGCAATCTTTTTATCTATAATGGATACAGACTTCTTTATTCCAATATTATAACGTTCATACCATTCATCACAAGAAGTATATATCTCTCTTAACATCTCTTCCTTTACTTCCTCAAGAAGTTTAACTATTTCTGTATTAATCATAATCTACTCATTAAGTAATTGAGGAGAATCAGTGTCACCAAAATGGAATGATAGACTTTCAGGCAACCAATACTCTGTTGTATTATATTGAATCGATTTAAACTTCAATGTATTCTGGCCATAATATGTATCTGTTCCCAAATACTCTACCATACCGTGCGTTAAACTCTGATATAATGAACCTTTTTCAAATACAGGCAACATATTATTCTCCTTTTCGTGTGACCATTATAAACGAACCCATCTTATGTGTCAAGAGAAATGGCTTCCGTATATAATTCACGGATTAGTTTAGATAATACATTATTATCAATACTATCATCATTAACACTATCAGCACTACGTAACAAGACACTCATGCTATCCTCTACATCAAGTTCATCATCGGATATATCATTTGTATAATCGATATGTTCTGTTATGGAAATATCATACGGAGCACACTGATAGACCATGTCCAAAAACTTGTCAAATTTCTTACCATCTTCTTTTTCAGTGACGAGAATTTTAACGAACTTGTTGTTAAAATATTCCACTTCAAAACTGTCCAGTTCCACATTGTTATCATAAATCACCTTTGTGTGTAGTGTATATGGATTCTCAATAAATTCTATACTCAAATCATTGGTATCGAATACATAGAATCCTTTTGTGTCGTCATAATCAGACCAAGTAAGTTCATAAGGAGTACCAAGATATTTGATATTGCCTCTTTCTGATTTTGTGTGATAGTGGCCAGAGAACACCTTTTCATAATCACCAAGTACATCTTTATTCATACCGTGGTCAATCATATGACCTTTCATCATCTCGAAACCAGACATCTCAAAGTGTCCGAAACAAACATCAGCATGTGATTCAGAAATGAATCTTAGAAATCCTTCTGTGTCATCCTCATTCAACCAAGGTATAATATCAACACTTAATCCGTCAATGGTAACATTTGTATTGTTATCATAAAAAGAAATGTTATTGTATTGGTTGCCAATCACTTCTCTAAGGGAGTTTAATTCGCGGGTGTTGCGATAGAATTGGTCATGGTTGCCCATCAACACGTTTAATTTAACATTATGTGTCTCAAAGAAATTAAAGAAGTCTCTCTGTACTGTAGACAAGGTCATGATGTTGACCTGTTTTCTCTTATCGAATAGGTCACCGAATTGCCATACAATATCAATCTCATTCTCTACAAGATAATTAAAGAATATCTCTTGAAAGAATTTTAATTGAAAGTCTCGGAATATATTGGAGTCCCCGCGGACACCCCAATGAGTATCCCCAAGTAATACTATTTTCGCCATATTAATCTACCGAGTAAATATGTTGTGACTCTCTTACATATTGAGTAATGTTATATATACAATCTGTCAATAAGTCTTCGATATGTTTCAAACACTGTTCATTATCCATATCCAATGTTCTCATATCATACTCAAGGCCTAATAAAGTATCAGCGGTATCGGTTAATAGAAACGTATTTCCTATAGGATTAGTATTAGTCACCAAACAAACCCTCTAAACTCTCTGTGGAGTCTTTCTTGGTTTTCTTTTTCTTCTTTTCTACAGTCAGGTCTATATCTTTTGTATCATAGATTTTCTGCATGAAATCAATATAGTCGTTATCAAAGTTTTTGCCTGTATCATGTTCTTGTAGTTCCGACATAACATCATCAATACCAGCATTCATAATATAACGCATCTTCGTTTTCCACTGTTTGTCTTCCTTTTGGATCCTACGAACGGCGGCCTGCCAGGCAATGAATGAGAAATATGCAAATGGGGAATTATATTTGATGTAGTCGAAACGATGCGCGTACTTGATACAATTCTCAATAGCATCACCTTCGAATTCAGCTCTAAAGGTATATCCAATGAAATTTGGTCGGCGCATCACACCTTCACACACTTTAATTATTTTCAGACCGATGGAATCTGAGATTCGTGGTCTTTGTTGGGGGTCTCTTATATCTGCCCCTTTCTTTTCTAGTTCTTCACACTGTTGAACGTATTCTTTAACTTCTGTATAGAACACTTTGTTATCAACATAGTGATTGCTTTTCTTTTTTCCGGCCATATATTCACCCGTTATCAATTAATATTACCATTATATACATATCAATCACTTATGGCAAGAACATAAGCGACCTAATGTGATTGTTGAATTTTTAGGTCACCGTTTGTATAAATAGAGTCAAGCAAAGGAAAGATAGCTGTCTTTCCTCCACTCTAATCAGCACTTACACAGAGGTAAGATTTGACTGTATCTATTTATCATCGAAAAAATGTCTTGACAGGTAGCTGTCTGGTGTAGTATTATCCCTAAACAAGTTTTGTCTGTAGGTAATATCTAACTCACCACCTCTTGGGGTCATCTACAGTATATGAGGTAATCAGTTCGAAACCCACAAGGTCCCTCAACTAGATTCACAAACTCTTATCCCTCTTGGATTCGAGCAAGTGTCATAACAATGGTACACAATCTACTATAAGTTATGACGGCAACTCAGTTGTCGTGAAGGAGAAGCATGAAGCAACTCTCTTAATCATACTCAGTGTTAAAAGGAACATCAAGCGTTTAGCTAACATTAATTATTGTATGATTCGGCCACAATCTCTAATAGAGGTTTACTAATTCCCAGGTAGGCAATTCCAAAAACGTAATGGAATATAGGGATAGTTATGTGTGTTCACCATAGGTATAACTAAAGAATCATTAGAGAACCGCTAAAAAACAACAAAGACCGGACGAACGAAGTGAGGACTTGAGCGAAGCGAAATACACTATTGTACAATTAGAGATACAATTAAGACTTGCTTCGCAAGACTCGTTCGCTGCGCTCTCTCCTAACATATTGGTTACAATAGATTTGATTCCTATGTTGAGCGGGATTGGATTGGTAGGTCTTATAGATTAATCTTGATAAGCTCTGTATCAAACGCTTCTTTTTGGTACATGTTCCACCGCTCTATACTATGTTTCAACACAAAGTTCTTATACTTCTTAATAGATAAATCATCAATAAAATCCCAAAGTATAACGGAATCTTTTCGGTCAGACTTTCTAAGGCCTCTACCTAAACTCTGTAATACTCGTATCTCTGACTTACTTGGAGAACCAAATATAACGTGGTTGAGATTTCTTATCGATACCCCTGTTGAACTGGTACCGTATGAGAATATACATATCGAATCATATAGTTCATCAATCTGGTGACGCATTTCTTCTCTGACAGCCTTAGGTGTATTACCATCCACATAGAAAATCTTCTTGTCGGGATATAGTTTCTGTGCTAATTTAACAAGAACCTTGCCGTGTGACCTCTTATTGAACAGTATCAACTTGTTTCCTTTCATAGAACCAAGAGACTTCATCATTATACGGTTTCGTTTGTCATGAGCAATGATGAAGTCAATCTCTTCATGATAGGTCTTGCTCTTACACTCTTTAGCATCAATCTCTGGATATATCATTGAGACACACTTGATGGTCATCTTCGCAACCTGTCCACGATTCATAAGTTCTTCGGTAGTGATAATCTTCTTGATTGGTCCAAGTGTGCCTTGAATCACCATCTCATTAACAATCTTAGAACCTGTGGTACCTGTTGTGCCTATTCTATAAGGACAGTCAACAAGACCGGCGCCAATAGTCTGTAAAGAATTTCCTTTAACAAGGTGTGCCTCATCGAAGTATGCCATTCCAAATTGCGCGAACCAAGTCTTAGGCATTTTCCATATAGACTGCCATGTAGAGATAACAATATTTTTATCTGTCATTTTGGTAATACCGGCAGTAATGCAATGTACATTATCTTCCGTACTCCATCCATTTATAGAGGAATAGTCAATAAAATCGTTGTGCATCTGGGAAACAAGACCAACACTAGGAACTACTAGGAGAACTTTCCTTGGTTCATGGTCAAGATACCATCTGATTGTACTATAGATTTGTAAACTCTTACCACCAGAAGTTGGAACAATTACAGTGGCGCGTTTGTTTGTAATGCTGTGCCAGATTGAGTAATATTGATAGTCTCTTGGTTTTATTCTTTCTCCGTGCGCGGCCAAATCAAGACTATCTACATATTCGCCAATTGCCTTTGGAGAAATTTCATTCTTTGTATCGACTCTACTATCTATGGTGATGGAGTAATCCCACTGTTTACAGAAGTTTTTGAGTTTACTTAATAAACCAGCTGGTAATACTCTACGGTATGGACTGAACAATTTAATGTCTCCATTCCACATACCTGCTTTGAATTTTGGATGAAATCTATATCCTGGTGCTTTGAATGTGAAGTATTCTTGTATCTCCATACCAATACCAAGGTCACATAGAACCTCAACATTCACATCATTGATATAATTTACTTCTACATCTATCACAGGTAACTTCCGCCTTCCATCTTTTTAGCTTCTAATGCGTTACGAATATTGAATGAAATCTTTTCTAACATCTTGGTTAACTGTTCAAGATGGTCCATTATTATTTTACTTTTGTTTAGTTTCTTTTTAAACGCAATGATATCCTCATCACCATTGATAAACACATCACATTCTGCCTTATTATTAAAGACATACTTGTAGTTATAACGGTAATATTCGTATTTGTCGCGGTACAGTTTGTCCCACTCAGCTTTTAGTTCTTGTTGTCTTAATGCTTCGTCATAGGATAGACGTATAAATTCGGCATGTACACTAGGCACATTTCTTGATACAGATTCGTAATCGTTTCTATCACCAAGGTCGGTGATTAACTTCTTATCAAGAGCCTCAACGATTTTTTGAGTAGATGGATAGTTTGACATAATAAAAACATAATATAATAAATTCAGTAATACTATTTATCACCGTAAATTTTCGAGTACAAAATTTGAATATGTGAGTGTAACCGTACAAGTGATTATTTCAGAAGCTTGTGTGGTTAATTGAACATCACCAAGAGAAGTAGGCCACACATCTTTGAAATGTACATTGATAATAGGATTGTTCTGGTTGTTTAGAATTGTTAATGTTGCGTCTGACATCATATCCTTATCATCAGGAATATCATCCCTATAGTCAGGATTGGCCATCTCCATCATCCAGTCATATATTTCAAGGTAGTTAACATAGTTTTCGTCAACGTTGAATTCATATGAGAATGGTTCGAAAGTAATCTTTTCTCCTGGAATAGGATAGTCTAATACAGGACTAGGTACATTGGCCTCACCAACCGTCATTGTTGGTATAGTTGTTGTGTGTGTATAATATGTTACGTTTGGTAGTTTTCCAAAGGACAACAGAAAATTATTTTGTCTAGTTTCATTCATAGTTCATAGGCCGAGAATAGAGAATTGATTTTGTATAAATATTAGTACAGATCAAAAAGGTGCTGAAACACCTTCTCAATCCTAACATTAACATATTGGAGTATGACAATGCTTACATCTATTTATACCAAAACAAACTATCGTAAAAATCTTGAGATTTATTGGAGACAATTCTATCCAGAATGGTCTATTCCTGAAGGTTATCACGTTCATCATATTAAACCAATATCTTGTGGTGGTTCTCACCATCCTTCCAATCTTATCGCTTTGCATCCTGACGACCACCAATCTATACACCGCTGTCGTGGTGACGGTGTGTGTGTCGGATATATGGGAATATTGGGACGTAAACACTCCGAAGTAACAAAAGAGAAGATGTCTATATCAAAGAAGGGCAAGCTTGCTGAGGATATTTGGGGTAGAGAAAGAACTATAGAGTTGAAACAACAGGCATCGAAACTAGGAGAATCTTGGAAAGGAAAGAAACGTTCGGCCGATAATAAAAAGAAAATATCTTCATCTAAAAAGAAATTTAATAAAGAAAACAATCAGGTTAACTTCTATGAAGTAGAATGGAATAATGGAAATAAGGAGATTGTTAGTTTTGATTATATAGTTGATATTGTCGGAAGAAAAGATACAACTATAATGTGCTATATGTCAGAACTTAAAAATGGTATAAACAGATTTGAGAAATTTGGAATAAAAAATATTATCAAGTCTCATAGAGAATATATAAAACGATAGGCGAAAAAAAAGGAACCCGAAGGTTCCTTTTAATCTTAGAATAAATTCTAATTTCGGATGGTTTACAATCCTAGAACGGTGAACTTACGGAAGTAAGGGTTAGCGTGATAGCCAACATTACCTGCACTAGTAGCATCAGAGATGCTGATGTTGTTACGAGAACCTTTCGCAACTGCCATTGGGTTAACAGCAAGACCATAACGGGTTTTGAATCCGATACGAGGTTGGAAGTCGTTCTCACCAACTGCCTTCATAAGACTCATTGGAACATATGGACTGTAGTATGCACCAGCATCATATGCAGAAGCACCTTTGTAACCCATGTAAACGATATCTGTTGCCATATATGGGTCGATGAACAGCTTGTAACGGCCATTAAGGATACCAGCATATGTAACACCAACATCAGCAGGAGTTGAAACTGCGCCGAAGTTAGCAATCGCGTCTACTTTACCAGCAGTCTCAAGAGCACCAGCGATAGAAGGAGAAGTGATAATCCAGTTCGCCATTCCTCTACGAGTACCACGAGCGATACGTGCAGACTGATTGTTCAAGAACAACATAAGTGCCTTGATTTGGTCAATCTCGCCGATAGCGTCTGTATCTGCTTCAAGGTCGAATTCACCAACAGTCATAAGTTCAGTACCTAAAGGAGCAGTACCAGCTCCACCACCACGCCAGTCAGTAACAGGAGTGATAATCGCTTGGTTATCGATAAGAGCAATCATCTCACGATTGATTTCAGCAGTAAGTTCGCCAGCAAGGATGTTAGCAAGTTCTGTTTCTGCATCAATACCATGAATTGCTTTAAGGTCTTGTGCAAGCTCTTGGGTGTAAGTACCTTTCAGTGCGCGAGTTTGAACGTCTACTGGCGCTTTCTCGATGCTGAAGGTCATTTCTTTCCAAGGAGATACTTGTGTTACTGGAAGTGCAGCAGTACCAGAACCATCGTTGTTTGCAGCAGTGATTTCTGTATCTGCACCAAGCAATTCAGCTTCGGTGGTAGTGTTCTTACCTTGGTCAACAGGAGCGTCAACGCCGAATGCCTCAGCACCGCCATCTACATACTCAGCCGCCATAGAGAAGACAAGACCAGTAGGACCTGACATTGGTTGTACGCCGATAATATCATGTGCAATGATAGAAGGCATAGTTCTACGAATCAGTTTGATAAGAACTGGGTCATAGTTGTCAGCAGCACCGTTTGTAGAAGTACCGTCAGCAGCAATAGTAGTTGCAGCTTCGTTAAGTTCCGCTTTTGTGTTTTCAAGAAGGCGCATAACAGTATTACGAACCGTTGCGTCTTTGATTTCAGGTAGTGAAGATTCGTTAAGGATTGGCTCCCATGACTTCTTCACATCTTCTGTTAAGATTGTGTTTTGCATTTTTATATTTTCCTATGCTATTTTAAAATAAAAGTTATTTAGCGAGAGCCGCTCTGATTGCGTCTTCGTAAGAAGTACTTGTGTCTTTCTTATCGTCAACGTCATCAATTTTGTCATCCTCGACAATGACTTCTTCAAGGATTTCCACATCTTCTGTGATTTCTTTCTTGAAAAAGTTTTCCTTTAGAGTCGTCAGCTTCTCTTGATAACTTTCGATGTCGTCAAATGCGACACTTTCAGCAATCTCCTTAAACTTCTCAACTTCGGTGTCTGCCATACCTTCAACAATCTCGCTAAAGACCATTACTGAATACGACTCTTCCAATTTCTTCTTCGCTGCAATGCTTTCGTCAATCTTGCTATCAAGTTCTTTTTCAAGAGACTCAACTTTTTCTGCAAGGTCGCCAACAACATCAAAACGATCTTCTGGTACATCAATGTAAGCTTCTGCAAAGAGAGCCTTCATACCATCAATGAAACCTTCTGTAATTTCTGTTCTAGCACCGTTCTCGATAGCGAGTTCGTTTGCTTCCATCCACTCAGTTACAACGTAGTCAAGATAATCATCAACTTTAGTTTCAAGTTCTGATTGATATTCTACTTTTGCTTCTTCAAGGGTTTTTTCTGATTCAGCTTGCGCTTTCTCAAGTTTCTGTTCAAAGACACCATTGATCTCTGCAACCTTTTGGTTAACAACAGATTCAAAGATTGTCGCAGCTTTCTTTTGGAACTCTTCTGAGAGTTCTTCGCCATCTACAAGAGATTTGAAATCTTCAGCGATATTGACTTTAAGGTCAACATCTTTGATTTCTTCTTTTGTATCTAGCTCTTCTGAGATTGCAATAAGTTCGCCTTTGTCAAACAACTCAACGGCTTCGTCAAGAGTTAATGACTTTTGGCACTCAGGACAAACGTGAACGTCCTCTTTGAGTTCCATAGTAGAACTATCGCAGTCAGGGCATTTGTACATCGTCATTTTTTAGATTACTCCTAACATGTTAAAATCGTAAGTAACTGATTACTTAGTATTATTTATTAAATTAAAAATCTCTATTTTTATTTTGCTTTGATTAAGCTCATAAAAGTAGAGAAGGCCTTAATTTGGGCCTCTGTATTATCGACTGGACTTTGTTCCATAATATCAACAATTTGTTGGACTTCGTGTTCGACTAAAGCGCCGTTATCCCATACCCACTCTGCACTTTCGTAGATACCGTTAACCCATGCATCTGTAGCACTAGGGTCACCAACTACGTCCACAGTGAACATTTTGAAGTCGTTCTGTACAACGTTTACGCCATTCTCTTCTTTAAGAGAACCAACACCTCTTGATGAAACACCAAGTTGGACGCCACCTTCTACAAGACCACGAACAATCTGTCCCATAGGAGTATCAAGAATCTTTGCGGTACCAATATAGTTGTTACCTTCTTGTACAATGTTTGTGATAAGGTGTGAAGCGTTTGCAGGGTTAACAACTGGTGACGTAGGATGATTTAGTTCACCAATTGCGCGTTTTGTTGTAACGTATTCATCAATGTAAGACTTAACTGCGCCTTCCATTACCGCAGCAGGATATACACGCCCGTTACGATTCTTTTGTTCTTGTTGAAGAAAGATACCTTTAATGTATAGTTCTTTCTTGCCTGTTTCTTCGTTAAGTACAGAGTCTACCTTTAGACCTTCTCTTAACTCTTCTGATATAAGTCTCATGTTATTCATTTCCTTTAAAACTTCTTAGCCATTGAACGTTTTCTCTTAACTTTCGCTATAGAACGTTTACCTTTACCTTTACGAGCAGCCTTGATACCAGCTTTTTTGAATTTCATCGCTTGAGCACCGGTAATTCTTTTCTCAACACCAGTTTTTGCGTCTACATGTTTTCCTTTAACTCTTTGGAATTTACGTACACGCTTGCCACCACGAACAAGAATTTGTTTTGCTTTTTCGTTTAATGCTTTTGAAATCTTCTCCATAAGGATTGAATTAACACATTCCTTAATTTGAGTATGATTCTTATTCACTATCGCTTGAATTAACTTCTTTATCATCTTTTTTACCTGTAAAAATTGTTTTCGATAGCAATTTCTTAAAATCACCAATCTTGTTGTGGGCTATTTTACTCAATCTAGCGTTAACAATATCTTTGAATTTTGACGCTGAATCGAAACTATACTTACTTTCCATTATGAATCCTCTTTATCATCTTTTTCTTTTGTTTGTTCGTCTGGGTCAACAATCTGTACTGGCATTGGTGCTGCTTCTTTATCTTCGGTGTCTTCATCTTCACCATCTTCGTCATCACCGTCGCCAATTAAACCTTCTTCTTCTTCTTTATTTATCTGATCTTGGGTTTCTTTTATTTGTTCGTCAGATTGTTTCAATACATCCCTCTTAACATCAAGCAGACTGTAATACTTTCCTACGTACTGATCTATCTCTGCAAGTACTTCTAATCTACTGGTTAGTATCTCGGTCTCTTTAAGTTCGGCAAAGTATGAATCTGTATTGAAGTCGAAGTTTATACTATTCTTAATTTCGTGCCAGTCATCATAGGTGATAACCTTTTTGAGTAATAGTTGTGTCTTCAAAATATCTCTAAGCAACTCAGAGAACTTCTTACGTAGTTTGCCTACATATTTGTTGAACTTAACCTCATCACGGGAAATCTCACTAGAACGACCAACATTGAATTGTGCGCCTTCTTCGATACGTGATTTAGGAATTTGTAGAGCTCTGAATAGTTTGTTCTTGAAGTATATTACTTCATCCATCTCAGAGAAACCACTAGCACCATCAAGTGTAGATACCTCTGTACCACGACTACCTTCTCTACGTGGCAACCAAATGTCTTCCAACATAGACATATGATTTCTTTGTTCTTTCATCTCGCCTGTTGATGAATCATAAACCATCTTGTTCTTGTAGTTGTTCATGATACCGCGCATATACTGCTCGGCTTGTGACTTTGGAAGGTTACCAATATCTACATAGAACACTCTACGACTGGGAGCACGTGCAATCTTATAGATAGCGGTCGCATCTTCAAGCATGTTGAGTTGATTAAGTGGTTTGATTGCTCTGTGTAGGTATGATAGAACGCTACCAGATTTTGGGTCTTTGATACCAGAGTGTACATATGTTATGGCCTTTTCAGGTACCTTAATCATTGTGGTTTGAATAGTATCACCTATTACATTTTCACTATGTTTTTTATACACATAATAAATTGTAGGTTCCTTATATACCCGTACACCTTCTTCCTCAACAAAGTTTTGTTCAACAACCTTCTTAATATTAACTGGGTCGACAAATCTTAGCTGTTTAATACCTTCTGCCGGCTTCTTTGTATTGACTAGTTTGTGTGTAAAGATACGTCCGTCAACAAACCAACGTCTGAAAATCTCATCACCTTTATTATTGAAATCAAGGAGATTTAATACATGGTCAAATTCGTCTGTAATTTTTGTTTTGATATTTTCTGTGAGTTCGGTGTTTGTAAGGTCTACCTCTACAACCTTCTCAGCACTATCAAATGTGAAAGATTCATTTACAATATCATCAACGGCCCAATCAACGTCCACATCAAGAGCCATCATACGATATTTCTCAATTTGTTGTTTTTCTGACGCGAAGGTTTCATCAAAACTATATAAGAATGAATTATTAATTCCATCCTCTAATACAATAGCGCCGTCATTATCTTGTTTTTCAACAAATGACTTTGTATTCTTATCGTCTGACTTCTCTTGTTTTATCTGTTCAGACTTCTTTAAATTGAACTCTAAGCCGAATAATTTAACTTGTGCCATTATGATTTCCTGATATTATCATTGTCCTTTATTTATCAAACAATAAAAAAGGGACCGAAGTCCCTTTTTTTGGGTCACTTGAAAGTGATTCTTATTATGCTGAACGAGTCCAGTAATCATATGAGAAGGTCACTGTGAATTCAGACACGGTATCGTTTGAATCCCAAGAAAGTTCAACTTCTGAAACAAGTGATGGCCATGCGCCAACAATATTGTATGCTGCGAGAACTTGTCCGGTTGCGTCAAGTTGTTCAACCATACCGTCTGCCTTATAATCGGCATGACTTCCAGCACCAACATTTGTTTCTGGGTCGTTGATTTTATTAGCCCAATCTTCAAATGCCTTACGGGTAACAAAATCTTTGTTAACCATAATTGTTACTGTCCATTCTTCATATGTTCTGTCGCCAGCAACTTTAATAACACGACCGTTATATGGAACTTCTACAACACCTGTAGTAACTGCTGGTAAGTTAGCAGCTTTACACATGAACGACAAGTCTTCACCAAGACCTCCGGCGGTGAAGCCGGAAACTTTGAATCTGTTAGGACGCGCTAGAGAAGCGAATTTACTTTTGAAATCTGTTACATTCATTTTTATAATCCTCTAATTAAGCGTTAATAATTTCATCGAAATCAACACCAGTCTTAGTGGCAATGAAACTCAAACTAATGTTCTGGATAGAACGAGAAGGTTTGATATAGATGTCACAACGGAATTCACCGCGGTCAATAACTTCTGGAGTATTAACACGTTCATCAACAACAACGGCATATTCGTATACACCTCTACGACCTTTGATGTCACGTAGGAAAGGTTCTACCATATTGTAGAAACGATTACGTGTGAAGGCATCATTGAATTCGAATAGTGAGTACTTAGAAGCAGTCGCAATCGCCTTTTCCATAACAATGAACAATCTACGAACATTGATATAACCAAATGCACTAGGTTTAATTGTGAATGTCTTATCTCCATAAAGAAGAGTACCATCACCTTTAGTAGTCATTACACTGTTGATACCGTTCTTGTATAGTTCATCTCTTTGTGCTTTAGTAGGTTGGAAAGCCAACTTCTGAACATTCTTGATTTGACCACGGTTGTAACCAGCAGGTGACCACCATGGGTCATTTGTGTCATCAACTCGCGCACATAGACCAGCGATGTCGCCGTTCAGTGGCAACCAACGATATACATCATTGTATTTGTCAAACTGATACTTGTAGTTACCGTCCATAACGCCGTATGTAGTAGCAATCGCAGGTTTAGCACCAACAATAGATACCGCAGGAGTACCATCAGAAACAACGTTTGTTTCTTGTGGAGAGAAGAAAGCAACACAATCTTTACGAACTTCAGCAACATTCTGTACTACATATTGAGCAACAGCTACAGAAGCAGCACCAGTAATAAGAAGATTAACATCAAATTCTTCTGGGTTTGCCATAATGTCCCAAGACAGTTGCAATGCAGCGTCATCAGGAGCGTCATCTAAACCTTGTGTAAGTACAAAGTTGTGTCCGTTATGAGCAACAGCTGTATTGATATATCCATCAATCAAAACATTTAATACGTCACCAAGATACCACAAATCCGGAACTAAGTCTGGCGTAGCGGTTGTTAGGTCTGCAGCAAGGGCATCAACTAATAGATTAGAAGCATCAATCCAAATATATTCAGATTTACGATTTACTACTGTTTCAATATAGTTAGTGTTTCCTAGATAGTCAAGCGCATCAACGTTTGAACTAACTGTGTATTTTTCAACGATAACACCATCATACATTACAACAATCCAAATATCACCCGCTGTATCAGGAGCATATTCGAAACTACTGTTGTAATTCCAATTGTCCCACACATCACCAGCAGTCTCTTCGTATGCAATTTCATCGAAACCAATCATTGAAACGGTAACTTTGTTTCCGTAAACACCAGGATACTTTGCGATAACAGCAGCATCAGTGATTGTTGCAGCTTCAAAAGCGTCTTGATTCTTTATTTGTTGTGGTGTAGTTGGTACTGTCTCATCAGCGTTCCATTTTGCACATGCGTTCATAGCAGCAGCATCAATAGAACGAATAACGTTAAGGTTACCAGAGTACGCAAGGAAGTTAGCAGCTGACCACCAATCTTTCGCGTTTGTGTTGTTCGGCAATCCGAACACTTTTACTAGTTGATCTTCTGATGCGATAATACGTCTTTCGTCAACAGGACCCCACTCAAAGTCCCCAACAATGCCACCGATAGAGGTTGCAACAGCAGGTACAGATGTTGTTAGGTCTATCTCTTGTACATCGATAGAAGGGCTTAAACTGAATCCCATATATTTCTCCTAAAATTCTTGATTATTAATCTTTACAGATATATTTATTAAAACTTGTATTTATATTTACAGACCATGTTGGCTAACAATAGTCCATCCGTCATTGTCGTCCTGGCTATCATGAATACCGTCATCAATGACAAGGTCAGGCATCATTGAGTTCTCTAGGTCTGATAATCTCTTATCTAACAGCATCTGTCTAACATCACTGTTATATATGTCCTTGAACAACTCGGTTGTTGTGAAGAAAGCAAAATTAACAAATGACATAACAATATCATCGTTATATCCGGCCTCTGCCTCGTATGATTTCTTTGTTTTTACAAATGTACTAAATTCGTTAATTGTATGAAAATTCTTTATTACAAGTTTTTCGTTTTCTATCAACTCTTTCAGATTTGAACATCCGAAGGATTTTGTTCTCTTGGTAGTTCTCATGCCAAGTTTATATTTTCCTTCTGAACCGGTCTTTATGCTTATGATGTTAGGGTATTCTAATGTAAAGTTAAGGTCGTTAACAACAGATGTTCCGATATCATTGTTTTCTACTAACACATAAGCTTCGTTATATTTAGTAGCAACCTCCGCGATTATGTTCGGTAAGAACAACGGTGATATTGAATTATTCCTATACATTGCGACCTGTTTGAACGGATACTCTGTAATATCAATAACAGATATGATACTGTAATCAAGATTAACACCTTGTCCTACATCAACAGATACAAAGTATTTTCTTCCTGGTTCTGCTTTATCGTATATAAGTGTACCGTGTATATCTTCTCCAACATGTTCTCCTATTGGCATATTTGATAATGATACAGATGATATTAGGGTATTTGTATTACCTAAGAATGAATTCTCATGTTCTTGTGAGAACTGTTCCGGACTAGTATTCGCGATTGTTTCTAATCTGAATTCTTCGTCACGGCCTGGTACCATCGTCCAATCAACTTCAAATGGACTGTACTTGGACTTTCCTGAAACAGCATCATCCCACAATTTGTAATAGTGGTTCATACCATTTGCTGTAGATACCATTACTATCTTTGTTGTTACACCAGAAGAAATTGTAGGATATACAGATGTGTAGAATTCTGACCACAAGTTCTTTTCAATGAAAGCGGCCTCATCAATGAACAGTAGTGATAAAGAGTCACCACGAACAGCGTCACCAGAAGTACTGGACGCCTCAACGATACATCCATTTTCAAGTTCTATAGAACCCTTATTCCATTCAACGACACCACTTTGGATCCAATGAGGTAGATTCTCATACGCTAATTTAAGTTTAGCGAGTATCTTTCTAGCAGTGGCACCTTTGTTGGCAATGATACCAACACGTTTGTATTTGTTGAATAGTATGAAGTGTAAAAGGAAACCGATAGTTGTTACTGATTTGCCAATCTGTCGTGATGCCAGGGTGATTGAGTAACGATTATCTTGTATGTTTCTTATTAGTTCTTCTTGGTAGTCATACATATCAAAAGGAATCAATCCTCTATCAACATGGACAATCTTCATATACTCTTTTATGAAATATACAGTATCACCAGCACACTTTCTGAACTCATCTTTAAGTTCTTGGTCGTACTTGTAGTTGATTCCGTTTCTTTTGAGTTTTAGATTGCCTAGGTAACAACTAACCTTTCTGAGTTTTTTACCCTTTATCATTGATTTCGTCTAACAAATCCATAGTAGTACCGTTTAATACTGATTCGTCATCCTCTTTAGCATAACCAGTAATGTCTTTACCATCACCCTCGGTTTGCATATCTTTCATTTGTTTCTGTAGGTCTAACAATTCACCAGATATATCAGCAATAGATTTCATCATCGTAGCAAAAACTTCAAATGTTCTAGGTTGAGCATCTTCTCCAAGCATAAGAATCATCTTATTCATGGCATACTCGCCTTTCGATAACAGAGCCTTTAACGTATCTCTTGTTACGATATAGTCTGCTATGATGTCGTCAGGAGCATTATATGTTGTGGTGAGTTCGTATTGTGTTAGAACAATATCTTCTTCATCGGTCAATTCATGAGCAACGTCAAGGACCTTGTTCATTTTTTCCATGCTTGAATTATTCATTATAATACCATAACAAAACTGAGGACCCGAAGGTCCTCATTAAAAGGTTTTATTCTTTGTCTTCTTTTTCTTCGTCATCATCTTCTGAATCGTCATCATCAGACTTTTCTTCTTTGTCTTCCGAATCATCATCGTCATCATCAGACTTTTCTTCTTTGTCATCGTCTTCTTCGGTCAGTTCTTCGTCATCGTCACATTTAGCTGCTTCGTCAACTTCGTTCTCGCCTTCCCAATTCGCATCCACATAATCAAAGAATTCCTTCTTCTTGTCACCTTCCAGTTGGTCTGGCTCTGTTACACCAAACTTCTTTAGTGCGGCTGTGAAAAACTCTTTGTAAGATTGTTCTTCTGCTAATTTTGCTTCCGCAAGGAATTCCTTATATGTCTTCATTTGTATACCTTTTAATTGTTTATGTAGCTGTGTAATCTATTTATCAATTTGTTGTCTGATTTTGAATATTTGAGTCCTGTATATACAAGAGCCAGTACCATATTTAGTACAGTTTTTCCGAGCCATGGCGCAGATAAACCCAATGTTATACCACTACCGAATAGTGTAATCAACAACAATCCATCTTTACTTCCGAATAGGTCCTCAACGGAGAAGTTTCCTTGTAATGCTGAGAACATATTTACAATGTTCATATCATACTCAAGGTCGCCTATAAAGGACATATTCAACCAGATATATAGTAATAATCCGGCAACAATAGGGCCAGTAAGTTTCTTTAGTATAGGATATTTCGCCAATACCTCATCAATCTTAATGGTACCTTTTTGAATCTTTTGAAAAATCTTAGTCTTGTGAATATCTTCAAATGTCTTGAATAGACCTTTCACAATAAGATTATATGCATCCAAGTATAGTCTGTATAGGGATTTAAAGCTGAATCCAACTCCCTTCAATATACCGAATACGTGTCTTTCTTTAAAAGCATTAACCGCATCTTTAATATTGAGTTTGAACTTATCAATGATGATGCCAATTTCTTTCTTTATTGTATTGAACAATTTAGCAATTTTCGCAGGAATCTTGAAGTTATCAAGTAGTCCTTCATTAAGATAATCACTCTCCACATAGGATAGGGCGAGTTCCCAATCCTCATAGGTTAAATCTTCATTAAATTCTCTAAACGATAACACTAGACTTTGTATTCTTTGTTGCTAGACTTGAAATTTTTCTTTCTCATAACAGTCTTTCCGATAAGGTCAAGTTCTTTATTCTTCTCGTCCCATTTGATAACAAACGGCACATTCACATTTGTCTCAAGGTCTTTTAGTATGGCCTGTAGGCCTGGTGTCATTCCTTTGAATTCGTTCTTATATTTGGCAAATTCTTTTCTGAACAAGTCTCTTAGTTCACGAACCTTAATCTGTTCAACATTACGTTCATCATTGACTCTATCGAGGAAATGATTGGTGAACACAATATCGATATTGAGTTCTTTGAACAACGAATCCAAAGTCTTCTCCAATTGATTCAACTGGTTCTTTGTGACCTTGAGTTCTGATAGACGTTGTTTATATGTAAGCATTATGCACCAAATCCACCAGAAGTGAATGGACGATTTCTTTCTGTTGTTCCAACGCGATTCTTAACGTAGTGAATATCTACATATAGTAAGAAAGTGTCAGAATCACAAGTATCTTCAATGTCTTCTGTATTTCTGTATACTCTACCCATAAGAAGACCATCTGGTTCCAAATCATTTGCTGTGGCAGAAATAATCATAGCCTCATCATCGGTGATTTGATGAGAATATTGTGCGCCGACAGGTGCAACAACGGATAGTGTTGTAGGAGCAGGGAACGTATCAGCTTCATACCCTCTAGCATACATATAATCAACATTCCATTTTACATTTCCTGTCGGAGATTCATCATTTGTTGTAAAGTGACAGTGAATATGCATATCTGTATCAGGTTTCATATCGTGGTGAAAGTGAAACGTGAAGAATGCTTCATGTTCTTTAATGTCTACAGGATATCTGAGTGCGTATATACCACTTCTGAATTCTTCCATTGTGGGTGAGTTATTAGCTGAAAGTGTGTTTGATGCATCCAAAGCAACAACATAATCTTCCCATACATCTTCGAAAGCGAATACGCGCTTAAGAAGGTTAATCAACTTAGTCTTTAATGTGGTGCCTGACGCGCTTTCTGTAAGAACTAAGTCTGTATCATCAGCTGTGGTGTTTTCGTCTAAATCTCTTATACGCTTTATTGCCATTTTATTACCTTTAAGTTTCAGTAGCTACGATGAGGTATCCGTCATCGTCAGCGATATTATATTTATCTTCTGTAACAATGTATACAGGATCTAATTCTGTTATTGTTCCTAGTTCTACAGGTTCTGAGAACTCAGAATCATCATGCATATCAATGATAGCGGTATCAACAACAGTAGGAGTATTGATAGGTTTGAAGAACAGTCCTTTTGCTTCGAATGATATATTCCAAGTTAACATACGGTTTTCGGTGAATCCTTCCATATCGTTATCTTCGAATGTAACATTTGTAAGTGTAACAGGAACATCTATTGTCACATCATCAACCATTATTACTGGCATATTGAAAGAAGGAGAGAACCAAGGAACTATTTGTTCAATTAGTTGTAGACCGTCTTCCATGTTCTTTGAGTAAACACCAACATTAAAGTAGTATGTATATGGTACTGGATTCCATCTCTTGTGTAAGATACTGTAGTCGTTAGGGTCATTGACCTTCATATAACTTGCAGGATGTAATTGTCGTGTTGGGTCGTATATTAATGACTCAAGGGAGAACGACATTCTAGGCAACACAGTATCAATAGCAACAGCATTTTCAGATAGGTCTTGTCTTAGTTTCTTAATGTAGTGTTGTTGTCCTGAGTAAGCAATCGGCACCGCGAATTTCTTCACAATGTTTCCATCGCTATCATATCTAGCTCCAACAACTTTGTTGAACATAGAACCAAATGCAGCTACAATCTTACGTGCTGAACCATGGTAGAAATGTGTAGAACCTGTACCTGTATCAAACATTTATTAAAAACTTCCAAATGGGTTGGATTCTGAGAAATCAATAACATTTATAGCTTCTGTCTCGATCTCATCATTATTGGCATATGGGTCATCGATAGTTGTTGGTTCTGTTGTACCATCTGTTGTCGATGTTGGTGTATCATATGCCGCATTAATATCATCATCTGTAGTAAGTAACCCGTCTACCGCAGATAGTGGAGTAATAGTCTCATGACTGTGGTCATATAACTTACATCTTAAAGAATATGAAGGTAGAGTTCCTAGTGGATAGAACGGCTGTTCATCTTCCACAAATTTAATTTCAAACAACGCTTTTCCTAGCGGAAAATATATAAGGTCACCCTCTAAAGGTTTTTTCATTGATGTTACTTCGGTGAATCTTCGTGTTGCAACGGTAAGATTAAGTTCATCCGTTACATTAAGTCCGAACGATGCCAATAAATCACCACTGCCTTCATAATTATCAAATGACTCCACATAAGCTTCTATTTCGTAGGTTGTATTAAACTCTGATAGTACATCTTCTCCAAATAAGGAGTCTTCTTTAACAAGAGTACGAGGAAGATAGTAACAATCAAGGCCATTAATCTGGATACACTCTTTGGACATGTTATGCAACATATCTTGTTCGCCTGTGTGGCCAGACTGGTAGAGGTTGAAATACTTAGAGGTTGCCATGGTATTAACCTATATAGATCATATCAGGCATTTCATAACGTTGGGCAAATTCACTCTCTAGTAGAGCGATTTCTTCTGTGGCCTCTTGATAGATTTCTGTACCTTTCATTGTGATGCCGCCAGGTAGTTGTACACCGTCATATTTCTTGGTGTTATTTCCCCATTGTTGTTTAATCATTGCTGTAGCGTATCTCTTCATCCAAGGGTCGTCAAGAATATCTGTATCGTCTTCCGAAACAGCTTTATATCCTTTAACAACAATGTATGAGTTCTTGTATAGTGTGATACCATGGAACAGAATTGTCTCTCCGACACCAATAGCATCAGTTTCGGATTCGATTACAACTTTCAAATCATTAATATTGTATCCATCAGCAGTACCAGATACAAAATATTGGTCCCACTTGGTAGTAGGAGTAATTATTTCTCTACCCAATTCATAATCATCACGGTCAAGAATCTTTAATACAACATTACCTGTGTATGTTCCTTTCTTTAAGATTATGGTAGAGGTATATGTACCAGAAACATAATGATCTGTAACTTTACTCTGTGTGATGTCAAATGCACCAGATGCATCACTTGTAAGAGTCATTCCTGTTAGTTCTCCGTTTATCCATTCAGCATCATTAACACTGATGGTAGAGTTCGTAGAAGTCCAGTCACCGTAGTCTTCCGTAGTTCCTAGAAGGTCAGAAGAACCAACACTTGTGAACGAACTTTTAGGATAGAATCTATTTGTTCCTTTATTGAAATTGTAACCGTGATGTGATGAACCAAATAAATCATTTAATAGACTTATATATGTTCTTGTTAGATAATAGTCAACAAGACCGTATGAACTAGAAGAGAATCCACCATGTCGGTTAACCTCATCCATATAGTTCCATTCAGCGTCATCCCAAATTTCAGATGACATACCGGTCTCGCCGCGTTTGAAATACTCTGTAACAGCAACAATATCTCCATCGATTGTTACATATCCGTTTTTAGCGTCTTCTGGAAATACAGTCTTTCGGAAGAATACTTCTTCCACACCATCATAATGTCGTTCAACAAAGAATTGAATGGCGTCATTGATTCTACTCTTCCATTGAGCATCATCTCCTTCGATATTGATTACAGGAGACCCAAGTCTCTCTAGGCAGTAATCTCTAAGTTGATTGACAGATTCGATAGGCATATTGTGTTACCTTATCTAGTTGAAGTTGATACTACAGTAATACTACCATCTAATGTTGCCCCGGCACCAAATTCAAATGATTCGACAGAACCTTCCCAGAATAGTACAGTTGTTGATGATAGGTCGATAGTTCCCATTACTGCGTATGTACAGACAGGGTCTTGTCTGTCAACTTTACCTGATATGGTAATTACGCCAGTTGTTGCCACAGCGCTCAGCGATAGATTATCAATAGAACCAACAAATTCGTCATCAGCAACGATATCAACTTCACCAGATGTATCAGCAGCTGCCACTAGTACCCTGTACGTTCCCGCTTCTGACTGGTCAGCAATAACTTCTATGCCGTCAAACTGTGCTGCGACATTACCTGCGGTGATGGTTACAACATCAAATTCAATTAGGTATACTGTACTAGCAACTGTTGTAACGGGAGTGGTTAGTGTCAATAGACTATCTGCTGTCTGTGTACCATCACAAGAAGCAACGCCATCTGCAATAGTCCAACCTGTTCCTTTCGTGAAACCGGTATCTGCTGCAAAGTCGCCAGCAGAGATTAGTTCTGTTGTGCCTTTATCCGCAACAACTTGAAATGTGTGTTTAGTTGCGACATTTGCTGTACCGCCGATGTCTTTGGTAGTTGAACCATTCGCAACAATCGGCGTACTCTTTGTTCTAAATGTGGTTTTCATTAATCTTGTCCTGGTTTAGTATTATCGGTATTTATCTTTTCTTTTCGGTATGCGTCTAAATGACCTTTACAGACAGAAACATCGTGTTCTGATTGAAGATTGGAAATAAGAAGTGCTTTCACAATTTTCTCATAATTTCCTTTATCTTCTATCGTCAAAGAGTGAATCATTGTAGGAACAGGATTAAATGCAGGAGGTTCTTCACACTCCGCTGCAACAATCATAGGAACTTCTACAATAGTTTCTTTTGTTACGATTCTGTCCTTATAGACAATCTTCTCTGTACATCCGATGACAGACAGTACCAGTAATATAGTTAATATATATTTCATATGTCTTTACTTATATTCCAACTAACCTTTGTATTAGAGTTAGCTTTTGCGATAAGTGTTATTTGCTTACCGGAAATTAATTCTTTTCTAAGTGCTTTAATCAAATCGGACATACCACCACTAGTATTTAGAGATTCAACTATCATATCACCATCGATAAATTCTTTTACTGTTTTCATTTCTGTACTCCCTCAAGGATTGTTTCTAATGCCCAATCTACAGTGTCCGCTGCAGGACAATCGCTTGTAATAGGTATATCTGTAAAGAGTACACCACTGGTCGCTTTATTCAATTCGTTTTGTAGTCTAACCGCTTCAGCGCTACTATCAGCAATACGTTTTCTTTGGTCGTCAGCTTTTCCTTTTAGTTCACCAAGTTCAACCTTTATTTTGCCTATGACAATTTTAAAGTCTGTGATAGTTTCATCTCTGGCCTTGATAATCTCATCTTTCGTGGCAGTGATTCCACCAAGATTCGTTATTTCGTCTTTGTATGCCGCTATATCAATCGTTTGTTCTGATATAGTTTCTCTCATATCCTCTTTTCCGTTGTAACTAAACCACAATAGTACAAGTAGGACGACAAGAGCAGCTTCTTTAGGATGCTTTGATGCGTATACAAGAGCGTTTCCTATGGCTGTGAATATCTTCGGTATAAATGCTAAAAATCCAATCATAATTTATTTCTTCATCTTTATTGCTAAAATAATGTCCTTGATCTTATCCAATCCGTTAGCACCAAGTGTAATGGATATGAATCCTGCGAATGAAATCCAACCAACGATTTCCATAACGGGTACAATGTTAGTCATATCATTGTTAAAGAGATACGCAAACACTAGAGAGGCGTAGAGAGCAATCATAGTAATCAAAGCGAACCTTGTGCCTATATTATGTTTCGCCCACCAATCATCAGCCTTCTGGAAAGCAGTTAGTGTTTTTTCTTGATTTTCTTCTTCCGACATATCTACCTCTTTATATACTATTTAGTAGAATTTAGTTATTTTAGACCAATGTATTTCTTGAGAGATAGAAGTTTCTTGGCAACCCATTCACCAATAGAACCACTTGTTGTCATCTCTGATACTGGTTTATCCCAAACACTATCAGGCATATTTGTTAATGCGTCTTGTTGTGCTGGAGTTAGTCCGTTGTATAGTGTTAACAAATGTAACATCTCAACATTAAGTTCTGTTCTAACAGCTTCAGCGGTCTCGGTAGGAGTTGGAATCTCCAGACCTTCGAGAGTAGGTTGAACAGCAGTTACAAGTGATGATACCTGTGCAGGATATACAGGCGACATATCACCACTATATAACCAAGGAGTATCATAATCGTCGGAGAATAGTACACCAGTTACAGATGTCTTGGTTGGATCATATACGATCCTCCAACCATTCTGCATGAAGTAGATATCACCAGCGAACTGACCAGCGGACGTAGCATCACCACCTATTACACGAACCGGAGGCCTGAATCGATTATATCTATAATCTGTTGGGTCTAATGACCATAGTTCTTTGAGGTCTGAATATAAATCTATCTTTATATCAAACTCAGTCACGCCATCATTGACGTAAATAAGTCTGGTAATGTAGTCTACTGTTATCTTATGTTGAAGATCCCAGTAACTCCAATGTCCATATGATAATGAAGCCCATGACATTTATTAGTCTCTCACTTCATTCCAAGATAATGAACCGGCAATAGACAAGTCAACACCAGTCATTGGAGTAACAGCAATAGTATAATGCTGTTGTGTGCCATCTTGTTTATTGATTAGGTTTTCATGTAGATAGTTAAATAATTCACCCATTAATTGGAAATCGTTTCCTTTCATCATCATCGATACTACTCTTCGACCACCAGATAAAGCTGTTGCTCCTGTATCAATCTCTGCACCGGAGTTTGATGATACTGTAGTCAACCATGTTGAATCTGTTAGAACAGCATTCTTCCATAACTCTACTCGTACATATCCATCTAATGCTTTAGTTGCCGTATCAACTGCCATACCAGAGAATTGATTTGGCAGAATCATTATCTTATTTGTCTTTCCTTGATAATTTAATCGAGGACGTATTGACATTAATGGTACACGACCACCAGCAGCAGTAACAGCTTTTAAAGCATCACCAGCCATATTAAATTGACCCATGTGAGGCATAAAAGAACCTTCTGATTTTACAGTTCCACAGAACCATCTCAGTTCAGAAATTGAACCAACAGAACCAGTATTTTCTTGTTCAACACATATAGGTAGTGAACCAGTACGCATATATGATACATTATTTACGTTAGAATTATTCCATGAGTGGCATGTAATACGTTCACCAGCAATTTCAACACCGAACCTAACATTACCAGCACCCAACCATTGATAATCAATCCAGTAAATATTGTCTTTAGTTGTATCTAATAGATATCCAGAAATATTAAATGCATCTCCTGAACCATCAAGTCTATCTGTATTCCATTCTGCTTGATGCACAATATTCTCAACAACAGAACCAGTTACAGAGGACCTAATAACTAAATCTAGATCACCCA